AGGCTTGCGATTGATGGCAGTGGTACATACATACATTCTTATACGAATTTTCTTCCAGTTAGTAACGGCTCATACACTTTAGGAGGAACCAGCAACCGTTGGTCTAATGTTTATTCTGTATTAGGTACTTTTAGTGGTAACGTAACTATAGGTGCAAAACTTAAAGGGGGAACAGGATCTAATTCATGGAATCCTACTGTTGGATTAGTTTACGATGCAGGGGTTTCTACATCATACGATTTAATAAGTGTCGGTAACAATAATGGAGAACATTTTAACGTAAAGGGAGATGGGTCTGCTGTAATCAGTGCAAACCTAACCCTCAATTCAAGAATCACATTCAGCGGAGGCAGTAACCAATATTTAGAAGTTGGAACTAATTCAATTGCGTTAAAAAATTCTGGAGGAACTGTTCTTTGGAATAGTTCAGATAGCGGGGGAGGAGGAGGAGGAGGAGTTACGGGATCGGGAACTGATCAATACATTCCTCGTTGGAATGGCACAGGAGCTTTAGAAAATAGTAACATTTTTTCAAAGGATGGCAGTGGCCCTTCACAACGATGCGTAGGAATTGGTACGGCAAGTCCGGGTTATTTATTTCATGTGGTTGGTAACGCAGTTTGTTTTGAAGATGCTGTAGCGACACTTGCATTAAATGCAACAGGGTCTGGCGGAAATACAATACACCTAAAATCTGACGGAGGTATTTTTAAAATCAGAAATGCTAGTGCTGGTAACGAGCTATACCATTTAAAGACTGGAAGTTCAGGATACCACAAATGGTACATTGCTGACTCTGCTAAAATGTATCTAAGTAGTTCTGGTTATTTGGGAATACTTTCAACAAGTCCGAGTTACCCTCTTCATGTTAATGGTGAAGCTTATGTTTCTTCTAGAATGGCAATAGCCACTACTGTTGACTCAAGTTACGGACTAAAAGTTGCTGGCTATATTGCGTCATACGGACACACCACTTGGTCAGACTACAGACTTAAAGATGACACTGCACTGTGGGATACTTCTGAAGCTGCATCATTGGTCAAAGATGTTCCCGTCTATAGCTATAAATGGAACGACAAGTGTGAAGCTAAAGAAGTTCAGACACAGGATAGAATCGGATTCCTAGCACATGAAGTCAGCGAGAAGATTAACAAAAACAATTTAGTAATTAACGAGAAGGACGGGAAGAAATATCAGAGCGTTAATCAAACGGACATGATTCCAATACTTTGGGCAGCGTTGCAGGAGGCATTGAAGAGAATAGAGGAGCTAGAGAATAAGTAATGGAAAACTCCCACACAATACTTGAGCTACTAATAGTAATAGTCATGTTAGGTATCTTGTACTCTATGTATGTGGGAGCAATCAGTAAGGCTAAGAGATCGTCAGACATAGCTGTGTGTCACCATTACCAACATGAGTTCAAGACAATGCTTGAGTTAGATGATTACTATAAAACAATAACAGTGGTTGATCGGTGTTACGATTGTCACGCAACAGAACCATGAAGCGTATACTGTCACAGTATAAGGATGATTTAAAGAGGTGGTGTGTAGTGACATTACTAGCAGTAATATGTATTTTGTGTGGATCTGGGTGCAGAAACCTCAGTGAGATAAACATTTTTTAAAATGGCATCAGAACTACAAAACATATTTGACGGTATATATTCGGCGGTAGTACACGCACAGAAAGCAGTTGAAGAAAACTTGTCTAACAATGTTAGAGACGGATACTTCAATAAAGATGGAACGGCAAAGACCGTGAAGATGACACTGAATAATAAGGAGGTTGAGGTTCCATTGTTTACATTAGTCCCTCACAACACTTTAAAAATAGATTCATGCGAGGTAGACCTAGAGGTAAACCTTGACCATGACGGAGAGAAGGCCATTGGTTGTTTAGGTAAACTAAGAAAATCTAAAATGGCTAACGTAAAGATAAAATTTTCCAGCACAAGTCAGGCTGAAGGCATGGCAAGAGTTGGAGATAACCTAGTTAAATTAATACCTACAATATAATATTATGGCAGGAGCAGATGATGCACAATTGAAGGATTTCCAAGGTCTCCCGATCTCGGAACTCATAGTAGACCCTCTAGTTTCAGCGGCCAAAGGCCAGAAAAAATTAGCTGGCGTAACATTGGACTTTGTTTCTCAGATCGGGTTTGAGCCTGATCCAGATGATCCAAAGAAAACCAGAACACGAACCGTTGACGTAGAAGTTGAGCGGCTTATTAAAGGACAGACTAAACCATTAAAACAAATGGTGAAGATGCCGTTACTAACGATGGTAACGATACCTAACTTATCTATCTCAGATGTGAAGGTACATTTTGATATGGAGGTTAAGAGCCATTCATCCAACACTGAGTCATCAGAGAATACACAGACAGATGAATCCAAGACCGAAGGACACGCTTCTGTTAGTGGCCACTTCTGGGGAGTAGGATTTGAAGCTGGAGGTAGTCATTCCAACTCACACACTGGAAGCGTAACAACTAAGAGTGAGAATACTAGGGAAACAGACTTCTCTGCACGTTATTCAATAGACGTTGAAGCAACGCAGAATCCACCAGCCGAGGGATTAGCAAGATTTACACAGATGCTGGCATCCACGTTGGAACCAGTTGACACACAAGCAAAATAAAGAAAGGAAATAGAAATATGCCACACGCAAAGGGTTCATACGGAAGTAAAATGGGGAAACCACCGAAAAAAGGAAGTGCAAAACCTAAAGGAAGAAAGTCTAAGAAAGGTAAATACTAATGTCTAATACATACAAGTGCGTAAGGCTAGAGCCGCGCCACAAATCGGATGATCCCAACTGCGTATGCGAGGTGGTCATAGGACTAACAGCAACAGACCCCGACGGGAACAGTTCGTACATTGACGGGGTATACCAATATCCAATGGATAGTATGCCTATGCTCAATGAGTTTAAGGAACAAGCAAACGCTCTAGTGTCACAGTTCGCTGCTGACAACAAGTGGATTGCTTCTCTGGATTCCCAGATTGAAGCTCAGAAAGCTCAACCTAAAAACGTGGAGGACTTTGAGTCTCCAGAAATAACGGTTGATACTACTGTGGAACCAGCACCTGAGCCTGAGCCTGAGCCAATACCCAGCCCTGACCCAGTTGTTGATGTGGATGAAGTTGATGAAGATGGGGAAGACACTGAAGGTGAAGAGTAAGTGTGAGAACCCGCATTGCTTTGACGATACTTGTCAGGGCGATTGCAAAAAAGAGGATTAGCTTTGTCTTGGAAGAAGCGTAAGCCAAAACCCAAGAAAAAGAGACAGCGGAAGGGTTGCTATAAACAGCCCTTTTCTGCTAGAGTACGTTCTCTTATGGCTGAAGATAGTCAAGACCAACAGGTACAGACTGCTGTGCAGATTCTGTTTAACGCTGCGTCACAAGCAAGGCTTACTGCCGCAGATCACGATCAAGTTAAGCAGGCAGCTCAAATAGTTGCCTCTAAGCTAGGGCTTTCAGAAGCCCCTGCACCGGAGATTCAAATGCCAGATGCAGAGGAGTCTGAAGGGTAATGGATGAGAGCAATAGACGACATAAAGGTCTTCGCATCTGCGGGGCTTGGAATAGGGAACTGGATGCTTCAAATAGATATTCTATTAAAAGTAGCTATTAGTACTGCCACTCTCGTCTATATTATTCTCAAGATATTAAACCTACTGAAATCAAAATGAAAACAACATTAAGTTGTGTGTTACTAATCGGGGCATTATTCGTACTAACGTCTAACGCCAACGCAAGTAGTTTATTTGGAGCAGGCTTAAAGCCAACGCCAAATGTTAAACTATTCGGGCAAAAACTTAGCTGGCCAATCCCTTCTCTTTGCTTAGGTGCAAAAGCTGGAACTGTTCCAGATGCTAAAGTTTCACCTGAAGGACTTTTCTTTAAAGTTCCTTACCTAGCTATTGACGTTCCTTTCCCAACATTAACCATTACCAACAAGGTAGGGTCTACTGTTGTTAAGTTGGGAGCAGTTGAAGTTAATAAACCGAAACCAAAAAATCGTAAGAAGAAATGATCCGGTCAAAAACATTTTGGACTGCCATTACGGGAGCAATTGCTGGGGTCGCTGGTTATTTTACTGGTGATCTAGAGCTAGGTGCTGCCGCTAATGTAGTTATAACAAGCTTACTAGCCTTGTTCTTGCGCCACGGCGTAAAGAAAGCAGAGAAGGCAGCTAACGGGGACGCTTAATACTGTGACAGTACAATGGGCATCCTTAAACTGATAGCCTCTTTAATCAAGGCCGTCCCTATATTGGGGCGGTTTTTTTTGAAGATAGATGAATTCCGAAAAGAAAGAAAAGCTCAGAATAGATATGAAGAGAAACTTGATTTTATCAATGATGCTGTTGATAAGTTTACTGATTCAGGGGTGTGCGACGACGAAGCTGAACAATGTGGAAGAGATGGTGGAACACCCTCAGTTTCCAGATGCTGCAAAAGCGGCCCCAGAGTGGACAAGGGCAGTACTCAAAAGATTAGCAAGCCTAGAGTATCAACTAGAAAAAAAATAAAGTTAGCTAAAAAGAAAACAACAAAGAACAAAACTAAAGATGGCAGCAAAGAAAAAAGATCCTCGCCTAGAAAAGGCAGGAGTAAGCGGGTACAACAAACCAAAAAGAACACCGAACCACCCAAGTAAGTCTCACGTAGTTGTAGCTAAAGATGGTGACGAAGTTAAACTTGTAAGGTTTGGGCAGCAAGGGGTAAGCGGTGCGGGTAAAAACCCTACATCTGCTAAAGATAAAGCTAGGAAAAAATCGTATTATGCTAGGCATAACGCGCAAGATAGCAGCCCTTCAAAATTAAGTGCTAGATATTGGTCGCATAAAGTTAAATGGTAATGAGCTTATATGATAATATAAACAAGAGGAAGAAGGCTGGTACAAGTCGTTCTAAAAAAGATTCCACAATCTCAAAGAGTTCCTATTCTAACATGAAGTCTGGGTTCTCTAAGAAGAAAAAAAGTGGCAAGAAGAAATCCGTTTAAGTCTCCTCGCATTAAAGTGGGACGGAAGTTAAGCCGATTTTTCCGGTGGTCGGATCGCTGGAAATTTCAAGGTCGGCAGACATTTCGCCAATTAAAGCATAGCTTAGTGAGTCAAAACTGTGCTTGTTGTTGTCGTTAGAAACGTATCTTCCAACACTACTACCTCTCTTTAAGTACCTGAACATATCAATTGTTCCGTGGCAGTTTGCTGATATGTGCAATCTGTTTTGCATTAGTAAGTCTTTAAGTAGTTTTACTCTCTGCCTAACTGATCCTGCAAACTTAGGTGCGCCAATTAGATTTATTCTCCCACCGCTTGCAGCCGCAACTACTCTATGATCGTAAGAATTTGCGCTTGCTCTGTACCTAACCATTGATGATGTGTCAGACCAGTGAGTCCATCTAACTTTATTACCTATATGCTCTTCTAGTTTTTCAATTCTTTCCATAGCTTCCCCAGTAAAGTCCTCTAAAGAAACATCTTGATGTAAGACAATAAGCTCATCTAACACAGTCCATCTAATTCCTTGGAGTGTGTCTACTTTTTCTAGAATATGAAACGCATGGTTCCTGTCTCCTAAATCCCAACCCCCTATAAGCTCAGTGCAGTTTTCTGTAGGCAGGATTACTTCCCATTCATCTTGAATAGGGCTGTCTGTGTTACCAACTACATGGGTATCCACTCTGAATACTTTCCCGAAATGTGCGTTTGTTGAAGAGGCTGTCCACTTCCCAAGAACATATCTATCATACATCTCAGGATCTCCACGGAATGTGGCAATCAAATCTTTCTTGTCGTATTCAGATAAGTACGGATTATCGTCAATCATGGATTCTATTATAGAGAATTGCTCTGCATACTCAGGATCTGGATGGTCTTCTTTGTTTGGTTCTTCATACCAAAGCTTATATATCCATGAGTTTGTTCCCTCTTCTGCTGGGTTCGTATCCCCTATCCATTGGTGAGACATGTAGGCAAGCCCCGGTAAGCGGAGCTGGCCTTTAGATATTGTAAACACGCACATGTCTTTAAAGTTTGAAAGCTCTGAAAAGAATATAAGAGAAAACCTAGTTCCTTTAATCTTCTCTTCAATGTCGTGATCAACATCTAAAGAATGTAGTTGTATTTCTGTTTCATTCCCGTGCATATTAGATACGCGCAAGTAATGCATCTTAGTGACTCCATCAACTTTTGGAGGAACAGTGATCTTGAATCCTTGTAAGTTTGCCTCCCATTCAGGCAGTATAAGGTCTATCAAATCAGACCAAACACCAGACTTTGCGTTACGTATGGTTTTACAGAATATACCAACTCGCCCACCTTTGGTTTCCCAGCAATGTCTTACTAATCGGTGGAGTACGCCAATTGTTTTAGAAGAGTATCTTGGCCCACTAACTAATAGGTATCTTTTTGTGCAGTTGAATATCTCAAGCTGCTTTGGGCTGATTGATGGATACCAGCATCCACTAGCATCAAGCGGCATATCTGTGATACCTTAACGATTTACGGGCTTTATGGCAAATGAACTAACAATAGACTTAACTGATCCGGCTATGCAGGAAGCTTTCGCTGACTGCCAGCCGGGAGAAACTCACACAATAACACTTGATGTTACTGTTAACGAAAACGCTGAACAATTAGTAGCTGATGTAGATCCAGAATCTGTTGAGAAATACGGAGATGATGATTACGATGAAGAGTACGACGAGGAAGAAGCTCCTAAAGCTGTTGCTATTATAATGAAAGAGGATGCCAAAGAAGCCTAAGAAGTGGAACGTCTTGGTAAATTATAAAGAAGACGGAACCATAGATGCAGATATAAAGCTCCACGACTTAAAGCCAAAGACTGGCCGAGGGTATAGGAGTGTTTTGTATTTTGAAGGCAATGTAAAGGTGGCCGGAATGGTAGGATATGTTAAGCTTTGGAGGCCGGTGAGCGGTAAAAAAAGGAAACAGATAATGGATCAGTTTCACAAAAACATGGTGGCTAGAAAGTCACCTAAGATAATCTAATGATAGATTTAAACGTACTAAATAAAAGAGGTGTAAATGCTGAAACTGCTAAAAAAGTTTTTGCTGGGGATGATTCAGAGATATCAGATAAAGGCGCATTTCTTTTAGATAGGATAAAGCACAGAATTGATGACGGCCTAAACCATTGTATTAAAAATCATAAAATTTATCATGCGCTTGATATTGCATGGGACGCTCCATTAAAACAAGTTAGTCACACTCTTGCTCATTCAATTTCAGATCAGGATCTAAGTGATGAATCTGTTCTTAATGCAGCAAGAGACTGGGGTCTTACTGGTATGCTTGAAGATGTTAAGGATACTAAAGGCCAGAAGCAGAAACTAAACCTCCCAATGTTCTTTAATATATTTGTCCCATTAGTTCGTTCTTATGTGACAATCCGTTGGGCTAGAATTTATAATGATCGCCGTCAGTACCCGTTGTTTAAGTATGAAATGGGTAAAAACACTACGACTAATAAGCTTCGGTCAGAGATAATAACTGACAGGGTTCAAGTGATATCAAACCAATATGGGTACAGTGAATTATTGAAACAGTCTATATTCCATATGCTTCATTACGGGTGGGCCGCTCAGTTTCCACAGGAAGAGTGGCATTCAGAAAAGCAGATTGGATTAGATGAAACAGGAGAAGAGGAAGAAAAATACTCTAAAGAAGGAATAAGATATAATCTACCTCATCCTAGTAGAGTATTCCTTGATCAAGCTCATAGACCTACAACATTTAACTCAGACTCCGGTTGCATGTTTGCTGGCTACTGGAGAATCATGCGTTACCGAGACATCCGATCAAACAGTAAGTTCTGGAATACAGATAAAATAACTTACGGAAAAACAAGTGATCTTCTTGGTAGAGCTAGAACTTATTTAGAACTGGTATCTCCTTGTACTATGGAGTTTCCTAAGAGCAGGGCTTCTTTTGGAATTACTGACAGAGAATCAAGCATTGATACTGTATATAATTCAACTGATGATGATAAGGCGGTATTAGTTACAGAGTATTATGAAAAAATTATTCCAAGCGATCATGGCCTTGGCGATTATGACCATCCTGTGTGGTTTCGTTTTTGTTTGGCTAACGACGACACTATTTTGTATGCTGCTCCTATCCCCTATTGCCCGGTTATTTACTACGCTTACGACCCTCACGAAGGGAAGAGTATTAACTCGTCATTAAGTCTTGAGATAATTCCATTTCAAGATCAAGTAGGTAACTTACTTAGCCAATATCTTTTAAGTGTTAAGCAGAATTTAGCAAACATGACCTTTGTTGATACTGATCAAGTGCCAAAGGATATGATAGACAAGCTACAGAACTGGGGAGAGAAGTTGTTCCGTAGTTTAAACTTTATGCCGTTCTCCTCTAGACAAAACAAGTTTGCCCAGAGTGATGTAAGAGAAGCTTTCACTTCTGTAAGGTTTAATGCATTAGACACTAATGGGATAGTTGGGGCAATGCGTCAGGTTATAGACATGCTGGAGCGTTTACTGGTTATCTCTGCACAAGAAATTGCACAAGTAGCTAGTCATGAACAGACTGCTGAAGAAGTTCGGACGATTGCAGGAACTACAACAACCCGTTTAGCTTTTACCGCATCGGCTGTAGATGACGCAATGCTTGCTTGGAAAGAGCAAGTTTATCGCGGGTTAATGGCGTATGGTGAAGAAGAAGTTTATGCACAAATTAATTCTGGTTACACGCCAGAACAGATCAATGATCTTGGGTTTACTCTTGAAGAGCAAGACGCAGATAGGTCTGGCCTAGTTGGGGTTCGTGGGCAAAAGACCGCCCTCAGTCTTGATGTTATTGGTAGTTACCGTGATTCAACAGATCGTATATCTGATAATGCTATGGCTGCTGCCTTAACTCAGCTTTACCAAATGGTGGCTAGTGATCCAGAGATCAGGCAGACAGTTGGTATTGATCAAGTGCTTGATGTTATAAATCAAATTGGTGAACAACTAGGGCTTCCGAAAGATTTCAAACTTCAGAAACTAAGTCCAGAAGATCAGCCTCAAGGCCAAGCAGGCCAAGGAGATCAGATGGCGGCAGTAGCTGAAGAGATTAGGAACTCAATAATAAATGAGGTAGGCGAGGCTTTAAAGCCTTTAGCTGAAAGCACACAGCAAAATAGCACTATGATACAACAAATTGTTAATGCTATTCAGGGTGGGCCACAGCCGCCAAGCCCTCAACAGTATGATACAGATAACCCAATCCCCACTGGAATCCCAGCAGATGCTGGAGATCCAACATTGGCTCCAACAGGGCCAGTGCGCTAAGTTAAAAAAACATATAAAAGGATTGATTGCTTCCCACCAAGAAGCAGCTTCTAGGCTGTTAATTGAATCAATTGCAGACCCCCGCAAAGAAGCAGATGCCAAGGCAGAAGCGGATAAAGCTAGTCAATTGGTGAACTTTTTGACTATATTAACCACAATTGCTTCGGGTCAAATGGAGCTACCTATAACTAAAATTTCTATAGAACAATAATCTTATGAGTGAAATAGCCGAAAGAGTAGAACGACATATGGCGGAAACAGTCTTGCCTTCAATGAAAGTCCTTAAAGCCGCTGAAGCTGAAGGACTGCAAGGCAATGAAGATATAAACAATCCTAAGCCTAAAGAATCAGGGGTTTTACGGGCTATGGATGTACTGTCTCCACCTCAAAGCCAAGAAGAAACACCAGCCGCTACCCCAGAACCCCCACAAGAAAAAGCACCAGAAATTAATGAGCCAGCAGAAGGCCAGAAAACTGAAGAGGTTTCAGATGCGGTGGATAGTTTCATGGATCGCCTAGGGTTTAATAAGCCTAAAGCTAAAGAAGTAAAAGCAGAAGTTAAAGAAGAGCCAGAGGTAGAGCAACAAGAAGAGCCAGAGGTAGAGCAACAAGAAGAGCTAAGGGCTGAAGAGGAGCCAGTAAAAGCTAAACGTAAACGTAAAAAGAAAGAGGGAATAGACGCTGAAGATATAAAAGATATCATTAGAACAACGGCAGAGTCAGTTGCACAGAGTTCTACTTCACCTCAAGAGCCTATTGTTGAGAAAAAAGCAGTTAATGAGATTGAACTTAAAAATAAAAAAGACTTAGAAGTTTTCTCTGAAATGGAGAAAGACTCTAAGTATAAAGGTATACGAAATAAGCATTTAGATTACCTCACTAAACTGTCACAGTATAAGACAGAATGGTTAAAAGATAATCCGTCTGGAAAATTTTCTCTTGATGACATAGAGCATGAGGATTTCATTTCAGGAAATCAGCCGTCTTACGACATTAATGATTTCACTGATGCAAGGATTACTGTTAAGGCTCGCAGTTTAATACAAGAACAGGAGCGTTCTTATCGTGACCAAATTGAAGAGCTTCGCTCTTCTGTTGATGAAGGCAATATGAAGGAGGAGCTTCAAGCTGCATCTAATTCCAGTGTTGCCGAAATAGTTAAGATGGCAGACGAAAACTACTTGAAGGTAGTTCAAGATGGGGGCGGTGATGCCCTCAAAGACTCTGACCCTGTGGCTCACGATGTGCTTAATGAAGTTTTATCTAGTAATGAGAAAGCTTTGTATGAGCTTGAGAAGCTGACTCATCCTTCCAAAAAGTTTAGATTAAATATAAACAATGAAACCCATAAGAAGCTGATAGACTTTGCTATACAGAAGGAGAAGGATATTTCTAACCTTCCTTTAAATGATCAAATGCATCAAGGCAAAAGGTTTGCTACAACACAACAATGGCAATCAATGAACGAGACGCAGCGATTAAGTTACTGGCGTATACAACCGGAACACATTAAAGCAATGTATATATCAGATGTCGGTCAGGACGCTAAAAACCGCATTGATAAGCAGCGTGAAGTTTTTGACAAGTACGTTCAGCATAAGTCTGGGCAAAAAAGTTCCCCGAAGAAAAATGAGCAACCTAAACCCGCCCAACAAAAACGGGTTAAAACTAACCCTCCATCAACTGCGGGTGAAGCAGTAACTGCCACAGGGGGCAACCCTGCCGCAACTGTAGATTTAGGTGATGGGAAAAATATGAGTAAACGTCTATGGGGATGATATACTCTCTCCATCAAACAGAAGTTTCTGTTTAAAGAAAAAGGATAATTATGCCAACTGGAACAAATGTACCGCCCACAGGCGGTGGTGGAAGTAGCACATTTCGGGACACGCAGTTCACTTCTGCGGGTGTAGCGAATACAGCTATATGGAATAGCTACAGCTCTTGTGGAACAATGACACGGGCTGATGTAGGGTTAGCAGAGTCAGGGGATTTAGATGCAATATTTGCCGCCACTGATTCGTCTAACAACGAGATGGGAACTGGCTTTTCTCGCTACCGTGATATGGAAAGCCTTCTAGTAACTCAGATGGAGCTTAAAGCTTGCGGTGGCCGTCAGTACGGTATGTATGACTGGCTAATGTCTAGTGCTAAATCTATGGGAAGTACCCTCACAAAGCGCAGCATTGCTGGCGGCAATAGTGAGATTGAGCCTTTCATTTTGGCAGCACAGAAAGATGTAATTAAGGACAATTACTGGATTGTTGATAAACTGTTTGATCATGCTTATGATTATGAAACAAGCGCAACATCATCTAGCCTTAACACATCCACAGCCTCTGTAACCCACGACCCCCCACTTGCAGCTTCAGTGTCTGCTGCTGGAGGCCAATGGGTATTGAGAGTTAATCAGCCTACTGATGATTTTGGAAACCAGCCTAATGCGAAAGAGTATTTCACTACGGGCGCAACTCTGAATTGGTTTACTAAAAAATCCGACACGGGTGCAGGCTATAGGTTTGCCTTCAAGATTGTAAGTGTTGTTCAAGGAGCTACCTTTGTTGACGTAGGTGTTAAATTCCAAAGCGGCTGGGGTAACAATGCAGATGTTGCTTCCTCAGATTTTGTTTTTGGTAACAACAAAATAGGTTCTGCTGTTGGTGCTTATAACACTGGCGGTGGCGGTGTTTGTGTGATAGGCACAAATAACATCAATGATTTTGAGACATGGTGCGAACAGCGTCCTGCTCTTAATACTTTGAAGCACGTTCCGTTTTGGTATCAAACATCTCGGACTTCGCTTTGCGTTTCAGAATTCTACAAAGAATGGCTAGAGCGCATGATGAGGACAAATGCTTACTTTAATAAGTTTGGAGATGTGCCTCTTGCAGAGCGAAACGCTCAATTAGGATTAACGCACCAAAAAGAATGGGTTAACTCATTCTTCTGGGGTCAGCCAATTGGGCCTAAACAGTCGCTTGCGACATACAAGGAATTAGATGTAATCAATTCAGTTAGTAACGCATCAACAGATAGTGATTGGGGTACTGATATTGAGGGTTCTGCAATCGGCTACCGGGCAAATGCTATTGGTGTTTACCGTCAGTTAGCTGACACTGGTCGTGTTACTGATAAGTTGGGGGCAAAATTAAAACTAGATGAGTTCCTTGAGGAGGACATCTTTAAGCTAGTTCGTTCACGCAAGGATCAAGGCAAGCCTGCTGATTCTATTGATGTGTTCACAGACTCTAAGACTGCAAAGAACATCTTCAATGTGATGATGAAATACTACAAGACTGAGAGTGATTCTACGTTGAATGTCAATTATGACATTACCAATAAGAACATCTCTAACTTGGGTTTCTATGCACAGTCTTACAAGTTGCATTACCCAGCCGGGGTGACACTGAACGTGATCACTAACGAGTTCATGGATGACATGGTAACGGCTGCTGCTGCTGGTGACGCTAATGCTGCTGGTCATGCAACTGCTGGATCACATGGAAGGTTCCTTATGGTTCTGGATTTAGGTGGCGGTATCTACCCCGGCATCATTGCATCCAATCGTGTGGTTCATAAGACTGGTGATTTGGCTGATCTTGCTAAGTCTGACTCAACATACGCTTGCGTGATGAACAACCCGACTAAGGAGACAACGCTGAACTCCACCACTTGGACAGCAATTGTTGAGTGTCCTACGGACAACCTCATCATTGAGAACTTTGACGGTTCTGAAATAGAACAGACCTAATAAGTTTTAAATAACAAGTTTGCAAGGGGGCGGTTGTCAAGACCGCCCTCTTTTCTATATAGTCTTCATGTATGGCTAGTCCAAAAAAGCATTATTGGAGGCAAGAGTCCCCTATGAATAAGATCAATCTTGCCAAGAGTCCTGAAAAGATACTTCTTCCCACTGAGGATTTAGGCAGACCGGAAGGTGTTCCAATCGGCTACGCAATAGTTGATGACGATATGAATAAACTGGTTGAGCCTTTAGATGGAATGTATGGGGTATCTAAAGGAACTAAAGAAGAGTATGAGCGTTTAAAAAAAAAGAATCAATCCAGTCCATCCGAGCCGCTATGGAGAGAAGAAATCAAAGCAGACGGATTACGACGATCCAAGACCGTGGCAAAAAATGCTGTGGGGGCTAAAGAGCCTGCTGCTGCCGCAGTTGAAGGACAAGCAAAAGAAAAAACCCTCCCAGAAGATTCCAAACCAAAAGTAGGAAAGCGTAAAGCTGCTACAAAAACTGAAGATTAAACATGAGATTTACCGAACTGGTAACAGAGTTGCGAAGCGACATCTGGCCTGAAGGGGTTCCAGAAAACCTTGTTGCGCCCATACATAAAAGTTTTGAGGCGGCAGTAACTCACCTCCAGCGGTATGTTCCATGCCTTCAGTCTAGAAATATTAATAGATACCCGCAGTGTTCCACCTATTTTCAAGGAGGGAAGACTGTTATTGATGCGCCCAAGGGCCGTATTAACAAAGTATATACTGTGCTTGATAAGGAGGGGGACGAAGTTTACCCAGCCTTATTCACACAAGTAAGCCTTGATCAGCTTGAGTGTAACAACCTCAAGCTTTTATCTATGGTTTACCCTCCTAGAAACTTAGACAAAAATCCTCTTCCTATGGGATTCAAATACCCAGAAGAAGATTCTGATTTTAGAGTTACACGTAGCGGCACAACAAAAACCTTAACTACTAACAAGCACGGAAGAGCGGTGATTGGTCAATGGGCTATAGACAGAAACCGTATCTACATATCTCCTTGGATTAATTCTGATGAGGTTATTGTTGTTGAGTGGGACGGTGTGAAGACTAGGTATTCATTGGACGATGCAGTTATTGAAGACATTGATTTTAAAAGGGCTGTTAAGTTATATGTTCAAAGGGAGTATGCCCGTGACTTTGATAACGACTATGAGCGTTACAAGTATATGAGCATGGACTTTGATACTGCAATGGGTGATTTGATTCATGAATGTAAAAAGCAAACAGAAGTCAAAAAGACGTTCTTCTGCCCAGAGGCTTATGACATATTAGCTCAAAGAAGAAACCAAAGATTCAATGAAGCATTAAATGTTACTACCACAACTACTGCTACAACAGAAGCTGCAACTACTACATTAGCTGCTGACGCTGCTGTAGATGTTAGTTTTACTTTTGGTGTTATTGGGGATTATGGCGCATCAACTGGAGGCTCTGGAACTGCTTATGATGGAACTAATGCTAGTGCAGTTGCAGACTTAGTTAAGGGTTGGTCTCCAGAGTTTATTATAACAACAGGAGATAATAGTTATGGAGCTACTGGTGGAGACCAAACTACTATTACAGATTTAGATACTAACGTAGGTCAGTGGTACTCAGATTTCATATTCCCATATGGTCAGTCTGGGTTGCATGGTTACACAAGTACATCTAATGCAACAACTGGTAATAGGTTTTTCCCCTCAATAGGAAACCATGATATTATTGAAGCTTATGGCACAACAGATGCAGGACTAGCTCACTATAAAAACTATTTCACTCTTCCTAACAATGAAGAGTATTACGATTTTGTTAAAGGCCCGATCCATTTCTTCTGCCTGTTCTCTAACAAGAGAACTGATAACAGTGTTTACAACGCAAAGCTTGGTCTTGGGATTACTGGAGGGCAGCATGAGTGGCTGGAGTCAAAGCTTGGTAATAGCTCATCACATTGGAAAGTGGTTTACTTTCATAATTCACCTTACTCATCTGAGACTGCTAGTGGAGGGCATGGCCCCGGTGATACAGATATGCGTTGGGATTTTCCTGCAATGGGTGCTGATGTTGTTATCTCTGGTCATGCTCATAACTATGAAAGAATTAAAGACGCAAACGATTTCAGATACCTAGTCAATGGGGCAGGCGGTGCGCCTCTCCGTGGAAGCGGTGCTACATTACCAAATGGTTATACTTCAGAGAAATTTCACAGCGCAGCAAATGGGAATGGGGCTATTAAAGGAACCGTAGATGGAACTACTTTGAAGTTTGAGTTTATTGATAAGGCAGGAACCACAATAGATACTTACACTTTAACTAAAGCTTTGTCTGATACATCCACCAAAAGAACAGTAACTAACTAATGAAGTTTGATAATATAAATAAAGTTCCCTGCATTGGGGAAAAAGTTCCGGTGGTTATTGAAGACACCGAAGATGCACGTTGCTTATCTGATCCATTGTATGCAGCCATCATGGGTGAAAACTTTTGCACGAATGCTCCAGTTATTGATGGGCTTGAAGTTAGAGACCCAAATGGAGTAAATATTGGTTCATCAGGAACCGCTAATTTTAATGCCTATCTGAAATTAAAATACACAGATGGAACCATTAAAGCCATTAAAGTAACAGAAGATGCAGCTTGGTCTTCAGCTAAGTCTGTTATTTTAGAAAGCAAAGGGAATGGAGAGTTTAAAGCAGGAGAGACTGATCTTGATACGCAAGTAAAAGTCACTGCCACTTATACTCCTTCAATTATTATTAATGGTGAAACTAAAAAATATACACACCAGCTAAGTGCAAACTCTACTGTATCAATTAAGCAAAACTGTCAAGGTAGTGCAATTGACATTGTTGTTGTTTTAGATAGGAGTGCTTCAATGCTGAAAATAGATTCAGCTTTCTCAGGAAATGAAACTAGAATGTCAGCAGCCCGTGAAGCTTGCAGGCAACTTATTAAAAACTCAAAGCTTTGGGATAGTGAAGACGACAAGATAGTCACATCTGGAGGCAGCTCTGTTAATTCTACTGTAGGTAAAGAAATAGACCGGATGGCTTTTGTAAGCTATGCAGGAGATGGAGGAGATGGCGAACCTGAAAGCAGAGTCACTCTTGTTAGTGATTTTGTTGACACTAAAACTGCCGCTTTATCTTTAGTTGATGACCCCGGCTTTGTTGTTTCAAAAGATTGTGATGGAGGAACTGGCCCTGAAGGTGGAGGATGTTGGACAAGTATAGGTGGTGGTTTGGAGATGGCTTACGATTTACTTAAAGGGTCAAACGAACGTTATGATATAATCCAATCAGAAGGAGCAAGAACAACAGCTACAAATAAAGCTGCCCATCTTGAAAATCCAACTGGTGTAGCTCTTTCTGGAAATTCTGCTTGGCCAAGAAAGCTTATTATCCTACTTACTGACGGTTACGAAAATGTTTGCGCTCCTGATCCTATCAGTATTGCTGCGGAAATAAGAGGAGATAAAATGGCAGGGTCTGGCCTTAAAACTTTAGGGCATGATGCAATGATTGCTGTGGTTGGGTTTATGTTAGACTCAACAAAATCTATTAAGCGTTGTTCTGGAGGTTCCCCTAGCGGGGCTACTGTCACAGTAGAAAACTATTTAAAACTAATTGCAAATTGTTATCAAAACGATACTTCTAGTGCGACTTCATTAACTTTCTTCCCAACAAATCACGATGCTTTGAAGGGTTTGTTTAGTGGTATTCTTCAAACAATATGTAAAGACAATACTGGGGGCAGCACAGGAAATAACAGGGCTTGTTTTTACATCCCAACGACTGGGTTAGGTAAAGGAGACACGCCTCAATTACGTGACCAATTTGGCATCAGTACAACTTTAACAAACTGGAATGTATGTAAGAACAGTGTTGATCTTATGGGTAAAGATTTATTCAACACAACGCATCCTAATGCAGGAATGTATGTAAGTTTAATAGGTAACACTGGGTACTCATTACTTTCAGAAGAAAACCAAACACAAGACGGAGATCAGTGGGAGCTAAAAAGTTACTATCATGACGATTACGAAAATAAGAAGTGCCAAGTAATTACAGCACCTATAGACCACAACTTTGGAGGCATAGAAACTCAAACTGAATTTAAATTTAACGCAGGGGAAAAGTATAGGTTAGTTCTAAAAGTTGGAGGTAACAAGATTAAGAATAAAGCAGCTTTTACAAATCAGCATGGAAGAAATGGGGTTAAACTAGGAAGTTCTATTAGGGTGAGTATTGGTGGGACTCAGGTGGGAGAATTAGAAAATGATGTAAGGGCTACATATCCTGATGCAGATGGGATTGTTGATGGGGGAATTATTAACAACATACCAATACTTGTAACCAGAAGGATTGACGGTGTGCTATATGAATTCACGCAGGAAATTGACCCAGAAAAAGGAATTTATGATTTAGTTATTCCATTACCATCTAAAGTAACTGGAGAAGAAGGCAAGATCAGAATAGAACAATACCCTTACTCTTTCCAAAAAGTTTTAAAAGACCCAACCTTTTCTGGTTACGAAATCCCTAAGACGGAAAGGGAGAGAATATTTAAGGATAAAGGATGTGTTAATATCAAAGGGACATCAGAAGACCCACTAAAAATATCTGACTTCAGCGGGTTCATAGCAGACGAAGGGATTGTTGTAGCTGGTGACAGGAATGAAGATTCAAGATATTTAACAAGCGGGGCAGATGAGTTTTTAGCTCCTTTACCATATGGTGTTGTGATTGCCGAAGTTACTTTACAAAAAGGAACAAGCTCAGGAGACACTTGGACAACAACTGAAACCGTCTTTACAGATAACTTTGAATCAGAGATAACTCCCACCTAATGGAACTTAATACTCAAGCGGATCATTTTAAAAGCCTTCCTAGACAATCTGATGAAGGCCCATCTAATCTTGAGTCTTACTGCACAGTAGCTACTGGCATTCATGGGTATGAAGCTGCGTTACTTATGAATAGTATACGCATTCATTCTGATAAAAAAATTTACTTATTAACTGATGATCTAGGGGAAGAATGTTTAGGTGAAGATATTCCATCTAATGTAGATGTAACTAAAATTCCAGACGGACTTCTCAATGAAAGACGTAAAGAGTTTCCAGAAAACTTGGGAGACATATGGCCTGACTGTGCAAGTTGGGGGGACTTATGGAACCCTGCTGAAGGAAGTTTAAAGATGGACATCATGTCCAAAGCAATAAAAGGAAGTGGTAACACTTTGTTTTTAGATGCTGATATCATCATGGTTAATCCAGTTACTTGTAATTTCAAGCATCCAGTTTCTTTAAGTCCACATGAAATCACTGAAGAAGCCTGCCAAGCATATGGTATTTATAATGCAGGATATGTTTACTCCAGTGATCCAGAGTTCCCTGAGTTCTGGGCAAATGCATTTAGGAACGACTCCAATTTTTTAGAGCAGGAATGTTTAGGCAGGGTGTATAAAAAATATGACACCTCTTTATTCAGTGAAGCTCATAACTATGGATTATGGAAATCATCTTTCTCTAATGTGGACAGCAATAAAGATCAACTCCTAACTGAACTTGGAATATCTGCTGGAGATGATATTTATTTAAATAGAAAAAAGATGGTTAGCTTTCACGCCCACTTAAAGCCAAAGGAAGCTCAACAATATATATCTTATAATTTAGTTAGGGCTTTTTATGAATGCCTTAATAGATCAACAAAAGAAACTCATAAGATTCTTATGGGTTTTATATGTGATACATTCCTACCTAAATCTAGAATGCTAGGGCTAGGAGAACCTTATCCTGTGACAGTATAACAATGCCTAGTAATATAAGACCAAAAGATTTTGAGAGGTATCTGCCAGAAGAGACAGACACGTTAGCGCAAGGCTTAGTTAAGTATGTGCAATTTGCTATTCTTTTTTGGAGATGGTTTAGGTCTGAGTTTAAAGCAGACGGGACGTTTGGCCGTAACATTAAAACAGAAATGTGCGCTTCTGGATGTTTAGAAAAGAATATAGTTAAGCCTGATAGTGAAAACAATGAAGAAGAAGATCAGGAAGATAATGAGTCTGAAGAAGAGACTCTGCCCGGCCCAGTAATTCCTAAAGCTGATCCAAACCCTTCTACGCCAGACGCTAGTGATTGTTGCAAAAAAATAGAAGGCTATGAAGATTTTAAGTTCTACCAAGCAACCAAGGTTGATTTAGGATGTGACTTAAATAATAATAAGTTTATTGGAATCAATGGTGGTATAGACTTGTCATCAAATGATAACTGGAGTGCTGCTGCGGCTATATACAATTTCCGAACAAACTCTGGTGGAACGAAAGGCTCGCCATCTGATGGCTTTGGCCTGCCGTCTGGCCAAGAACAAATATATACTGAGCAAGTTGGTATATGGCCTAGAGTTGAAGTTATTATATATGGACATTGTTCTGATTTAGATTTCGGCAGCGGAGGGATAAGCCCAGAAGGAACTGTTGCTGGATACTTCCAAAAAAATCCTAATAGCGGTGGAAGCGGAAATGCTAAAATTCCTTTTAACATAGGGAACGGTGGTAATTTTTGTGTTAGTCTTTTTATTCCCCAATGGGAAAGTGATACTACTTCAGTAGAAGGTTCAGCCTACAAGAGCTTTAAAATACATATTGATGATACAGTTCCTCAAGAATTCAGAGAAGGCCAACCGCAAATGCGCTGGAGATCTAAAGGAGATAAACCTTACTTGTTTAAGGTTTATGGAATACGAATGGTTGTTTTAGGGTACAACAATGTTTATATAGCTAGTGATAAGCCAGCTCCGGTAGGAGTTGAAAATGGAATTCCAGTTGACTATTTAGTATATGATGAAAGGTGGCAGAATGAGGAATCATGTTTTGTTCCTCCGAATGCAGGAACAAGGGCTGAACATTTAGCTCCTGCTTTTACATGGGATGGGAGTACACATACAATAGGTCAAATTTACCCTCACTCCACTGTTAATGATTTAGATATAACTTTTAAAAATTTTAATTTAGGACAATAAAATGGCATCACCAATTAAACCAAGCGACATTAAAGCTACTTTACCAGCAACAGACAGTAGTGCTTGCGCGAGACTAAAGAAAGTAATAGTGGATTTTCCTCGTCGTGTGTACGACTGGTTCAGTTATATATACAACGAAGACGGAACTTTTTCAGAAGAATTTAAAACAGATTTCTGCGCTATACAATGTGACGATGTAGAGTCAGGGGAAGAAACCCCAATCACTGATTCCAACCCCGGCGGCAACCTTGAAACTCCTTTCATAAAAGCCGGAGCCGCTGTTAGGCATAATGGAGGAATACCAATTGTGTTTAGTAAGGTTAATGGCGCAACTAGATATGACATTTATCGCGGAACAACTAATAGTATAACCGCAACCACAACTAAAAGAATCCGTAAATCTTTGATGGCTAATTTTGGTAACATGAATGCTCCCCGATCTAAACTTTGCTTACGCAGAGACGGAACAATACTATACGTAGATGTGAATGGAGGCCCATTATATAATCCAACTACAAGAAAAGATGACCCAAATTCTAATGCAGTTAATGGTCAGCAAGCTTATTATTATTGGGTTGTAGCTAAGAACGCTGATGGGTCAAAGAGCGATTACGCTGGGCCAGTGATAGGGTTCAGTAGAAGTGTTACTAACTACGCCCCTATAGGCTCATCAAAACTTTTATACTCAGGCCAAGAAGAATCACCTAGTGGAATGACAAATAAAACTAGGATGCGTGTTGTGCTTCGTGGTGGTGGCGGCGGCGGCGGAGGCGGCGGAGACTATACACTTCCAACTTGGAATAAGTTTCATATTACAAATATAGGAAGCGTTAATTCAAGTGGTTCAGAGACAGCATATACAGACGGTCAGCCTATTTTGTTTACATTAAGTAATGCAGGCGGTCAGAACCATAACTTCCAGCAAGGAGAAGAGTTAATATTGGAAGGTCAGAATACTTCTGGTTGGGATTCTCCAGCGAAAAAATATCTCGTCAAAGAAGTTCTTACTCAGAATAACAAATTTATTTGCGAGCCTTTAAGTGGGATGGATGCTCCAACCGCTAGTACTACCACTAATATACCTAATACTAGTACTAAAACTTTTGGTCTTATTCACTCAGTTTCAGACGAACAACAAACAAGAGTTTGTGGTGGTGGAGGTGGCGCAGGAGGAATACTACAAGCTGTGTTTGAGTTAACGGATGTTACCTCGGTTAGAGTTAGAACACTTGATGTAAATAATTTAGACAACGGCCCGACAACAGGACTCCGAAATCTTCCTGATTCTAATTATTGGCCTTCTTACCAAGGCAGTCTATTTACTTATATCAGCGGAGGGTCAGGAAGAGAAGACGCTACTACTCCACCTACTGCTGGCGAACCAAGACCGGGGAATCAAGATGGGATTACTACCAATACTGGCCCTTACAGAACTCAATTAGAGGTCAGGAAAGGCACAAGTGGTGGGCCTAACAATGATGGGTGGCATCCAATTGCTTGGGTTTCTAATGGAGAAGGAGGAGGCTATGCTGATGGAGCTTCAGCATCAGGAACCAAAAGCAATAAAGGTGAAGGGTCTAAGCAATTATACTGGAAATCATCTAATAACACATTCAGTGCTACCGCTGCTACTGGCTATTCTTTAAGTAGATATGGAACCTCAAATGCAAGTGGAGTAGCTGTGCTTCATTCTCAATCTTTTGGTGGCAATGTTGGAGGAGTATTATTTTATGGCGGTGCAGATGGAACAGATGGGGTTGGTTCTAGTAGCGGCATGGGTGCTGGTACGCCGGGAGTAGGAGGAAATGCTTGGGATAGTTTAGAGCCAAAAGGCCCAACTCAAGCAAGAGCCGCTTGGGCAGGAAATTGGGATAGTATTGCTAATGCTTTTGATTTTAATGCTCCCGGTAGTGGAGGTTACGCCTCATATGGTGAAGCTGATGATAAATGGGGAATATACGCAAGAGGAGGTAAAGCTTTAGGAGGCTGCGCTTTCATTACTTACGCAACTCAAGATTATGATGTAGCATGAGAACTCCACCAGATGCAAAACTATATGAGCTTCGCCCACTTACTGGGCCACTAGACCCGTCATCATCTCCAGATGCTGTACTAGCAGGAGGACATAGATGGGTTCAGAACTTCAGGGTTAATTCGTCTGGGGCTTTAAGCAGAGCAAACGGATTTCGTCGTCTTCTTTACAAGGAAGGGACTACTTATAATAACACTGATTTACACAATCAACTAGAGAACACTTCATCAGGAGCGGCAGTAGAAGATATAAACTTTTTATTTGAAGCAGAGATATCTAACGGAGTAACTAAGCTGCTTGCTGGAACTAAGAGCAGGCTTTACGGGCTTAATACTAAAACAAACAATTGGAAGCTTATTGGTGAAGGGCTTGCAACAACTGGAGCTTGGAAAGCAGCACAGCTAGGAGAGTTTGTTATTCTTGTTAACGAGAACGCCAAGCCTGTTTATTATAAATTAGACCAACCTAAAGAATCTGAAAGGAATAACTCAGGTAATCTTGTTGATAAGGTTAACTCTCTTAAAGAAATAGAAAGCTTTAAAGGTATAGGGCTTAACAGAGTTAAGCATATCACGGAATGGAGGGGGCTTATGTTTTACGCTAATGTTAATGAAGGTAACGAATGGGTTCCTGATAGATTAATATGGAGTGACTTTAAGAAACCTTTTGATATTACCCCTAATATAAGCGACTCATTAGCTGGATACCAAGACCTTGGTCAAGGGGAAGATATTATAGGAATGGAACCATTAGCTAATGTTCTCCTTGTTTACACTACTAAAGGTATATGGCAATTTGAAATTGCTGGAGGAACCGGGACTGATGTTCTTACTTTCAGGAAGAGGTATTCAGATGATGATAGTGGAAGTTTAATTCCTAATTACCCTAATACAATAATTGCAGCAGGGAATGAACACTTTTACTTAGGGCGGGATGGCATATACTATTACAGTATATACAAAGGAATGCCAGCTAGAGAGAGCTGGTTACATCTTGCTTCCAGTGTAATTTTCAATGATATTAATTCATCTAAATGTGAACTGCCTATAGCTGCTTTTAATGCAAAGACAGATGAGATATGGATTAGTTGGCCAAGTAAAGGGGCCACAAAGAATGATAAGACTTTAATCATTAACACTAAGTATAAACATGTTTCTTACATGGACGCAGGCTTTACTGCTTTTACTAATTTCACAAACCAGACTTATACAAGCATAGCTGAATGGGCTATTGCAAATTGTGTGTGTGCTGAAGGAGGGGCGACTCACGGTATACATCAGTATAGGGACTCTGCTGAAGGGTCTTCAGTTTGTTCTGGTTCTGAAAATTTTTCCACAACCAGATGCGCTCCTAACATTAATAATCTTCTTACGACTTCCACTAAAACATATTCTGATTCAGCGTTCCCAGATGATAACCTTGCTACTGAAGATTGGACTGCAACCGCTACTGCTGACACTTTGTATACTAAGCTTGGGACAGGCACGTTTGCAGATTTATGTGACGAAGCTTGCCCTGAAGATATTAGGTTTGTAATGGCATGGTCTAAGGACAATTGCTTAAAGGAGGATGGCAATCACTTTAAAAGAGAAAGGTGTACTAGTTCCCATCCCTACACTGCCTGCGCTACATATACAGATGAAGACTTTAACTCAATACTAACTAGTCCAGCATTAAGGCTTAACGATCCCACTAGGAATAAGCTTCTTAGGGTTGTTACTCTGGAGTTTGATCATGATCAAGTCGGCGGTCAGATAAGTTTAAGAGTAGGTAACTCTGCTCAATCAGTTGACCCTAATAAAGTTGGGTGTGGATTAGTTTGGAGTAAGGCAGGAACCAAGGATGTTAAATGTCTTACCAACTTCAACAGAAATGCACATACTGAAAACAACACAAGAGCTTCAGAGGAACTTTCTTGGCCAGTGTATGAGCAAGGAAGAAACTTGTACTATGAAATATCTGTAAGCGGAACGGCTGGTGCTTTTGATGCCACTGCAATAAGACTTTATGCCACAACCAAAAAAGCGTAGCGAAGAAGAAACAAGAAGAGCTAATCTTCTTTTATCTCAAGCTAAGACTAGAACCTTAGAGATTAACGAGGTGAAAGAGTTGATGTGGATATTAAACCCTTTTTATGATTATCCTGCTTTATCAGTAGGGGACAGGGATTTTTTCTTTGATACTAATTTAAGTATGCTTTATGAGAAAGTAGGAGATAACCGTCAGTATGTAACAATATCTGAAGATAAACTTTCTTCTTTTGGTAGCGGAGGTGGAGGCGGAGTAAACAGAGGGAGCGGCCCATTTGCTAGGCTTAGTGCAGATAAAAGTAAACTTAAAGTTCCTTTACCTCCATTTCCTAAAGTACCAGCAAACGTGAAATCAAAATTCCCTGAGTTAAAGAATGAATGGGAAACATGGGAGAGTTCTGTTGAGGAATGGCTCCAATATGTGCAAAACCAATTAAGCTAATATGCCGTCAGAAGGACAAGTGCTTTGGTATATGGGGGAAGCCCCTATATCTGAACTTGATCTTGTTGCAGGGTCAGCATCAGAAGAAGCTAACAATTTAAGAGAATGGTCTTATTTATTCGGGTTAGGTTCTCAGGAATTTACAGACAGGTACTCAATAGACGAACCTTTCTTTTCTTCAAGATCTCCTAACTACTCTCAAATATGGATGGTTTTCTGTGAGTTATTATTTTCTTTAAGAAGGCCGCATGGCGGGGTGGGTGAGTTTGGGAATCAACCTTTCGGTAAAGGAGGTATAACAAACTTTTGGTGGAATAAACATAAAGACGATCCTGAATCGTACCTTGTCTACCCAGAAGACGAAATCAAATACGGGTGGGTATTGTATTTGGATATTGAATCAGCTCCAGATGTTGTTGATTTAGTTACGGGTCAGGTTGGTAACTTGGATAATGGCACTCCAGTTTTCAGGAGGGATATTAACATGATCTTTAAAGGCGAAGGCCCAGAGAGCGGAGGGTCTGAGTCAGGATCTACTTTAACGTCAGGTGGGGTAGAGCCTATAGAGCCTAGTAAGTCTACTACTCCTATAGATATTCCAGAGTTTCCTAAATGGAGCGACAAGATTAAAGATAAATTCCATAGATCAGTAGATAAAGACATGTCTGAATGGGATAAGTCTTTAGATGAATGGCAAACTGAGCTTCAAAATACTTTAGTTAGTTAGCCAGAAAATGCTGCTATGTGGTATTATTCACCGCATGGCTGTTAATTATCTTAATAGGCTTCAGACTGACGAAAATAAACCCAAGAGACAAGGGATGATGGGTATGCCCCTTGCCATGCCTTTCGGGCAACAAGAACAGCCTAAGACCCCATATGAAACTGTAGCTACACCAAGAAGCCAAGACCTTGCGAATATGATTAAGGATATAATCGGAGGCACAGAAGCTCAACAGAACAAAGAGAACACTGCTTTAGACCGATATGAAAGCTCATTAAACCAAGGAGGTGTAAAGCAATACGCTGATCAGGAAGCTGGCTATTTATCTAACATATATGGCGGTGGTATGGAAAGTAAGCTGGATTCTCTAAGGACAAATAGGGCTGACGCTTTACGTCAAGCAGGGGATTTAGCTAGGCAGAACCTAAGAAAAGATTTAAAGCTTGCAGGATTCAGGAGCCGTGGAGGCGCGGGATCTAGATTGGATCGGATGGCAGCAGACCGTAGCCAGCAAATTGAAACAGGGATTGCTAATCAATTAGCAGACCAAAGCAGGGCTGACTATGATTATTTAAATAGACTTCAGATGTCTAACATTGGTCGCCGCCAGAACATTATGGATTCTCTAGCGTCTAGGGAGCTAATGCCGCTTCAAGCAAGGAACCAACTACAGAACCAACAGCTTAATAGGCTAGGTCAGCTTGGGCAAATTGACAGGGCAAACCAAATTTACCACCTAGCTGAAACCCCAGAGTACACTCAAGCGCGTGAGTACCAAGCAGCACTTGAAGCTCAAGGCATGGCCCCAATCCCTCAAGACAATAGCTTTGTTAATTACGACATGAATCAAGTAGAGCCATATGCAAGGTTCCCTAAGCAACCATTCATGGGGTACGGAGTCAACCCTCTTAATGGGTTGTATGGATACCAGTATTCAGCACCACTTTACAATAATTACCCAAGAGTTTTAGAAAGAGTTTAAACTTATACTGTCACAGTATTAATCATGCCTACATTTTACGACATAGCCAGAAAAACAAGGAACGCTTTACCTTACATGCAAAACTACGGTGGAGGCATAGGGACAGGCAGAGACGTTGATCCAGTTGGAATGGGACAGCAAATGCTTGATCCTGATTTTTATTCCCCAGATGTTTCTAATGAAACAATATGGTTTGAGAATGCTAACCCAGATATGCAGTACTCAAGCTTTGCTAATGCAATGGCTGGGACGGGAGCAGACCCAGACACAGAGAGAAAGATGGCTTTAATTCAGGCTCAAGAAGCTAAGAAACAACAAGCACAAAACCAAAAGCTGGCTTTATCTTTAATGGCAGAGCAAAGGCAGCGGCAAAAAAATCAACAGCTTGTGGTGGCAAGAGAAAGAGCATTACAATCTAGCCTTGCTAAAGAAAAAAGAGCAGAAGACAGGCGGTTGGCAGATGCAAGTAACGCTTCAGTTTATAAAGCTGGAGTCTTAGACCCGTTTAATTCTAGTCGTTATCTTTCACAGTACAAAGGGTCAGCTAATGAAAGAAATGCTTTTGCTTTAGCTATGCAAGATGCCGCAAGAAAACGTAAAGAATCTCAAGAAGCTCGCGAATTTTCAAGAAGTGGGACAACGCTATCAAGAGTAAGTAAAGCTGTTCAATTCGGAGACCAAGAAACTTGGAAGAATTTCGGATTAAAAGAAGAAGACCTTAATAAAGTGGACGCAAACGCTTTAAAAGGTTTAGCTAAGTTCCACGATAAATTTGCAGATACAAACAACGCAAAAGCTATAGAAGGTATAAGAAGGTTAAAGCTACACCAAATAGATATAAATAATAACACAGCGAATTCAGCAAAGCAAAAGACTATAATGCAAACTGCATTAAAGCTTCGGGATGAGTTGGTGGATAACGATGTTATTGTTGCTGAAAGTCCTGAGATCAATGAAAATGCTGGTATTTACAATTTAAAAGTTGGGAGTATTCAAAATTTATTCAGTGAGAAAAATAAACCAAGATGGGGTGATACTTTGTTTTCAGACTCAAGTGATGAAGATTCGTCTGAGGAATTTGTAGATGCTAGTAACCAAGCAACACCGGAACAGATACAAGCAGCAAGGATGCTTCAGTCCGAAGCTAGAAAAGAAGCAAAAGAAGCAAAAGAAGAAAGATTAGCAGAACAGATTAAAAGGGACGCAGCTTTCAGAGCAAGAAGAAGTCCTGAACAAAATGAAGCACAAGCGCGAAGAGATTTTGCAGACACGCAACAAACACTTGAATACGTAAAAGCTAATCCATACTCAACTGGTGCTGAAAGATTCTTTAATGAGAACCCAACCCGACGAAATGAATCTGCTATCCAAAGACCAGAATGGAATCCGTTTGATTCTGACTTCTTCTTTGAGGCTAAAGGTATCCCTTTTCCTAATAACACTGATCCTGATGCGTCTTATGAGGGAACCCCTAAAAATGTAGCCAATCAGTCAGACGGTGAACAAGTGATAGATGATCCAAATCTTGAAGCTAAAAGATTAGAAATAGAAAGCAGGATTTCTAATAGAAATCCATTAACTGAAGAAGACTATCAAGCTGAAGTTTCAGCCAAAGCCATTGAGCTTTTTATGCAAGAAAACCCCGGCATAACTAGCGATCAAGCATTTGTTGAAATAACTAAAATGGCTGCATCAAACCCTAGTCAGTTGAGATACTTACTAACTCAAGCGACTAATATTGTTAATAGAAGTAGTTATAAGCAATAGTTAAAATTTAACATAATATAATATGGGTTATTTTGGATTAGATGATGATTACTGGGACAGTCTTTATGAAGAAAACGACCCATTAAATCCCGACAAAGATAAACGACGAGACCTTCTTGTTGATATGTATAACATACGGCAAGGAGAAGACTCTCAAGATGATGGTTATTTTGGGTTAAGCTCTTTCTTAGGAGGAGCGCATGGAGATGTTGCTGGATACGGGGGAGCAGGGACTGATTTTTTCTGGGAAGGTAGAGATTTAGTTAATACTTGGAACACAGATCCAAGTTCTTTCATTGATCCAGAAACAGGAGAAGACTTTAGTGAGGTTAATGAGCTAGGGGAAAGAGGTGTTTGGCTGAAAGAGAAAGAGCCTTTAACTGAAAGTCTTTATAGAAAACTTCCTTTTGATTTTAGTAGTGGAGTAGATGAAGAGGGCGAGTCTAAGCTTGAGGGCTTAGGAGCTACCTTCAATAAGATAAAAGCTAATGTAGTTCAAGGGGGTAAGGGTCTTGGCCTTGCAGCCGTTGAATGGGCTGACCAAAACTTACCAGAATGGATGTTACTGGACGAAACAATAAACTTACCAACCTCTTCCCTACCTCCCTTTTCTTATTTCAACCCAAATATTCCATCAGGAGTCCCTCTAGATGAGGCTATACCTTTACTAGAAGATGAGTTTCTTGAATCAGTAAAAGAAAGAAAGGAAGCGGAGAGAATAGTAAAAGAAAAAATTACTGACCGCTATGAAGACTTTCCAGACCCAGAAGCCGCTAGGCTTGGAGGTGAAATAGGAACAACCATTGCTCAAGAAATTCCAATCATGCTTGGAACTATGGGGACTGGATTAGCAGTTGGTCAGATTGGTAAACAAGCTGTAAAGTATGGAGCCTCAAGACTAGGAAGAGAAGTAAGTGAGAAAGCGGTTACTAGATTGGCTAACCGTGCCAGTCAAAACCTAAGAAGAAAAATCGGCTTAGGCTTAATGGCAGGAATTCATGGGACACGGTCTGGTGCTGGGACATATTCAGATGCGCTTGACACTTATGCTTCAGAAAAAGTTGATTCATTAACAGAGGTAAATCCTGATTTATCTGAAGATCAGATACTAGATATTGCTTATAGTAATTCAGCAGGGGAAGCATTACTACCAGCAGCATTATCTGGTGCTGCAACTGCTTCTCTTGTTGCAGTCTTTGGCGCAACAGGATTGGAGAGTTTATTAAAAACTCCAACAGGCTTGAGCAGTGTCAGCAATGTATTAAAAAGCACATTCAAGCAATCAGGATTTGAAGGGGTGGAAGAACTTTCTGATTCATTAGCTCAAAGCTTGATACAGTACATGACGTACAACCCAGACAAAACTTGGAAACAAGTAGTTGATGAAGGCATTAAGTCTTTTCTTTTAGGTGGGTTAATGGGTGGCACTTTCACTGGAATAGGTAGCCTCCCGAAATATGCAGACACAAAAGTTCAGATATGGAGAAGTAACAGGAAATTAAAAAAAGATAAAAAGGAAGTCAAAGAAGGCTTCAGGGGTCTAGCGAGGAAAAACTTAAAAGAAATAACAGGGGAAGAGCCTACAGAAGAACAAGTTGAAGAGGTAGCGGAAGAACTTTTCCAAAAAATAATTGAGAATAATGAAACTGTTTTAGCTGAAGCTGAAGCTGTAGAAACAGATGAAGATGTACCAGTAGTATATGATGAAGATTTAAATGAAAAAGAGTTAGATGCTAAAGATGAAGCATATGCGGAATACCAGAAGCAAAGAGAAGCAAAGCAAGCTGAAGGGATAACACCAGAACAACGTGACAGTATTCTTGAGCAAGCTAACTTAGATAGAAAGCGTGAACAATATATAGCTGAAGAGTTAAATGAACTTCAAGATAGGCTTGTTCCTACTTCAGCATTAGAGGCATCAGGTCTAACAGCACAAGAGTTTAATCTAAGTGTTGCAAGAGGTAGAGCAGACATAAGATTAGAAAATGAACAGAAATCTAAAGAGAGAGAACTAAAAGAAGACACTGTTGCCGAGGAAGTAGTCGCACCTGAACTTGCAGATCAGGTAAAAGAAGAGCCTGTTACAGAAGAGCTTACCACACAAACAGAGACTGATTATGTAATAGCAAATACAGTTAAAAAGAAAGTTGGTAATAAGTTTAACTGGGTTAATGACGAACAAGTAAAAGACAGCCCAATAGAAATAAAGCTAGGGTACACATTAAAGCAAGAGAACCCACAAGAAGCTGTACTTAAATATAATAAGAACACAAAAAGCTGGGGGGTAGGGTATTACTTGGGTACATCAAAAGCTGGTAAGCCTAAGTTCAATGAAGAGTTTACTATAGTAGATCAAAGCGCAATAGAAACTATTTATGACTCTAAAGATAGAGTAGTTGGGGCAAGGATACCCAAGCGCATAACAACTAAAGAATTTATTTCCAACGACCAGAATAAAGAAGAAGGTAACGTATGGAAAATTACAAAGCCAACTACTGAATCACGTACAGAAAAAGCAAAATCAGATTCCGCTCCGCAACAAGAGATTGCCGTTAAGGTTGTGGAGAATATTAAAAACAAAAGCGTTCAATCAATTTTAAAACCACTAGTAAAAGAAGGGCAAGTTACTTTAACTCAGATAAGAGCAGTTATTAATACAGCTAAAGTGACAAACCCGGATGGCTCACTAGTGAAAGCTGCTACTGTAATTGATCCGGTTAAGCTAGGTAAACATTTCTTAAAAGCATTATCTAATTTATCTAATGTGGAGTTATACAAGAGAGCAATAGGTGAATCTGAAACTATTGAAACAGGAGTTATACAAGAGGCAGCCTCATTAAAAAGTAAAAACAATGCATCAAAACCAATAAGAACTGTAGCTGTTCTTAAATTACTTCAGGCTGCTGGAGAAAAGTATGACGCAGATAGAGCAGGTGTAATTGCTTTTGATGAAGGCAGGCAGGCATTAGGCACTGGTAGGCTTAGGCCAACAACCGAGCAAACAAGAGAAGAGGCTTTAGAAGAGTTTGCTCCAGAAGATTTTGAAGTTGACCCCGCCCAAGTCCAGCAAGAAAAAGACAGAGAAGAACAAGCTCAACAACAAGAAGATATTGTAGCGGCTAATCAAGCAGGGCAACGCACACAAACACTTGAAGACAAGGAAGCTGACGCATACATTAAAGAACAGGCTGACCAGCTTGAAGAACTTACTCAAAGCTCAAATGAGATAGTAAGAAATAGAGCTATAGCTGCAATAAATCAACTTGATAACCTGAATGTAAATCCAGAGACAATGACCAGAGCCGATCAGGAAAAGGCTATGAAATTTGCAAGGAGGTTCAGTGCAAACCCAGAGGTTTTTTATCAGAATTTATTTTCAATTAAGACGGCACTTGCTGGCAGTATAAGAAACCATAGAAGTAATCCATTAGTATCCAGTATCCCTGTTATGCCGAAGGCTAAAGGAGCCAAGCAAATTAAAGAGCTAGTCAATAGGGGTGACAATGGCCTTACTGAAGATCAGAAGAGAGTGTTCAATAAGTTCCTTGAGGTTCTAGACGAGAAGACACTAGCTTTACTTACTCTAGAGATCACAGGCAACGTAGACTTAGATGGTAATGAAACGATTTCATTTGATGGGACATTCAACGCTTTAACTAATATTGCAAAAATTGCTAACAGCGCAAACCCAGAGGTTGTTGCTGAAGAGATAGCTCATTTTACTGCAAAGCTTTTACCTGAGAGATACCGAAAGCAGGCTAAAAAACTTCAGCTTAAAGCGTTTGAGGATCGGGAAGAAAAAATTAAAAAGCTTCTAGAGAAAGCTGAAGGTAAGAGAAAAGTAATACTGCAAACAGCACTGGATGTAGTAGCTGAAGCTAAGAAGAATGCAGGGGAATTAAGCTCCGCTGATTACGCAAGAATAAAAACTAATGCAGCATCAAAAAACGGGATTACTCTTAGTGAGATTCCTAATGATCGTTCCTTATACTATGACAGTATAGCAGGGTCGGTTGCCGCATTTGAGAGGGGATCATTTGGTAGTGGTACATCAATCAAAGATTACGACAAATCTCTCGTCCTTATTGATAAGCCGCAAGTTGATACACCAGAATTTTTAAATTGGTTTGGCAATTCTTCCCTTACTACAGAAAGTGGTCAGCCTTTAATATTTTTTCATGCCACTACTTTTGATGGAAGCATTGAACAGTTTAATGAATTAGCAGGGTACGAAGCTAGACAGGGAGGATTAAGTGAGCCTGTTAGGATAGATAACAATAGGAGGATAGGGCATTTCTTTTCTCCTGATCCTGTGTTTGGTCAGTTGCTTCTTGGCAACCCAGAGCCTAGTACTGACGAAGACTCTCCATATCAAGTACTACAACGAGCATTAATGTTAGGCGGAGATAATGCCCAAGCTAAACTCAAAAGCTTTTCTTCAAATATGAATATATACCCTGCGTTTATTAGGGTAGAGAATTTATTTGACGGATCAAACCCAGATCACAGACAGCAACTTGGAGTTGCACTTAAACGTGCTGTTTCAGAGGCTAAATACTTACTAGGGGAAATTGATTCAGATAAAGGATGGAGTGATGGAGCTAAACTTCGGGATGTTTTAAACTATCAAAAGCAACCAGACATACAAGAACTTGAAGACTTTGGCTATAGCCCAGAGTCAATACAAGTAGAACTAGATACCTATGCAGAAGAATCAGCACGGATAAATGAAGCTATTAATAATCTCAGTGTTGCGTTTGGAGTAGAAACTGTTGGTCAGGTAAAACAGATAATAGAAAAAGAAGCACTTCTAGAAGCTGGCCTTGGGTTAGAATTAGCAGACCCAGATAAAAGATTTAGTTTTCAAAGTGATGCAGATTTAGTTAGTGCTATCCTTCCTGATATTGAAAAAAATTATTGGGGAGCAATAGAACTTTACACAAGGTTCATAAAATATGCAGGGTTTGATGGGTACAACATACAAGAGTTTGGTAGAAATAATATAGCTGTATTTGAGAACAACCAAGTTAAGTCAGCAATAACAGCTAGAGAATTTTCTCCTGATCCGCAAAGTAAAATCTCAGCATCACTTTCACAAGAGCAAGAAGATGCATTAAATGAGATTGATGATTTGCTTTATGATGTCATTAACCCTGATGAGTTCTATGCCCGTAACTTAGTCAAGCAATCCACTGAAGGAATTTTTAAGAGAGGTCTAGAAACTGCGCTAGATATTGTAAGTGGATTACTAGATAATAGTTTAATTCGGGTTGACTCAGTAGCTGCACGAAGAGAGAAGCGCAAGTTCTTCAGTGAAGTAGAGAAGATGCTGAAGACTGGTAAAGGGTTAGACTTTAATAGGGCAGCAAAGCCGGGAGGACTTCTTACCAGAAGTGCAATAAATGCAGGAAGCATAAATCCTTTAGAGAGCGCAGAGAAACTAGAGTCAGCATTAAATGTGTTAAGTGTTTCTGGAAACAAAGAGGCAAGTGATATTCTTATGGGGCAAGCTGCTGTTTCTGTTTCTGTTATTGATAAGGTTCTCAGGAAACACATGCCTAAAGATATATCCAAGGATGGGTATAAAATGTTGCTGCGTAATTTTTCAGACGACATCGGAAAGATATCTGCTGAATCAGTACTCCCTAAAGAGTATAAAGAACAGTATGACAAGTTCATGGAGGAAGGCAGGGAGGAGCTTGCTAATTCATTAGCACTAGTAAGCCTTCAGTTGTTTAAGAAATTTCAATCAAAGATGCGCTGGATAGAAACCAACTACCAAGAACAAGTTAAAGTACTTAATTCTGATAAGGTTCAGTCATTACTCAACAATGCCCATGAAAGATTTAATAAAGCAGAGAGATCAAGAGAAGTTGAAACTGAAATAGCTGCTGAACTTAGGTTTGCTGTTAATGCTTTAGCTGCTGAAGGACTTGACTTGAGAGCATCAGGGATTCTCCTTGAGATAGCAGGAGACGAACAAACTTTAAGAGAGAACCAAGTAGACGCAGCTAATATAAAAGGCAAAGCAGCATCCATAGCAAGAGTACTTGCCAAGTCTAATCTGTTTAGTGAAATGCTAACGATTAATCCTAATGCTACAGCAAGTGATGTTGCGGCATTAGCGGATCAAATACTTGAAGCTTATGCAGTGAAGAGGGCGATAGCTCCTAACACTCCAATGCTACCAGCTAAAGGAACAAAAGGGTACAAGCGTTGGCAACTTGCTGCTGGGTTATTGGCTACTAGAAAATCCCTTCAAGAGAATGCACTTGCTTTAGTCTTTGAAGAGGACGGGGAACTTGAAGGAGCTGGTGTTCAGAAGTTTGCGAAAGATTTATTGAAGGGGTTGCAGCATAAAGACCCTAAAGTGCGAGCCGAAGCTATTGCTAAAGCAACAAGAAAGGTAGTAGACCATTCAAAGAAATCTGAAAGACAAAGGTTGTTATTCCAAAAAAGCTACAAGGAACTTGATGGCTTATTTAAAGAGCTTCAAGTGTTACATGAAGCAAGGCAAGTTGCTGGTAAATTTTTAAATGATAAAGAGATTAAAGATTACTTAGCTAGATTAAACAAAGATACTAATTCAATAGAGACTCCAGTTTTTAGGACTAAAGATGAGAATGATGATCCAGTATTTATAGAGGCAGTCCTGCCAGACCAGCGCGGAGCAGAGACTCAACTAGAGAATAATACTTTAGTAATACCTGTGCCGGAAATCTTCGGTAAAAAATCTAAAGTTATTACTGTTAGAATACTATCTGATGACACTGGAGATGAGCATCTTGCTAAGATGCGTGAAGCTTATGACGCAATTACTCACTGGCTTTCAGAGAATGGCCCAAGTAATCCTTACTTTGAGTACTATAGCGGTTGGCATTCCATGCTAGAAAACATCTACATGTCGGAACTTGTCATGCACCCAAGACAAAACGTCAGGGCTATTGCAAGTAAGCTTTCACTGTCTGTGCTAGATCAGACATTGAATAATATTCCCGGCAGAAGTGTAGAAGTTACAAAGCAATTAGTAAGAAGACACAACTTATACTTCCAAAGAATGGGGGCGTGGGCAAACGAATACGGAGATGCTTGGAAGAATAAAATGAAAGCCGCTGCTTTAAGCCACGGATTAGATGCAAGTTTCACAGGGGTGGCTAGAGAGGATACGTTTAAAGAATGGGAAACAACTGTAGGTAACGAACTCAGAGCATCACATCAAGAGGGAGGAAGGAATTTAGATATTGGTGACAGGCTTGTATCTGGCCAAGAAATTACTAAGGAAGATATAGCTTTGCTGGATTTTGAAGGGAAGATAACCGACATAGCCTACAAATTAAATCAAAGCATTGCAGACTTAGACAAGTCTGTATCTCCTACGTATATTATTGACGCTGAAAAAGGACGCGCTCCTATTGTTAGGCTTCCTTTAAAAAGAGGGAAGACTTTCTTGCCTCGCGTATACAGTAATGAATCCAAAACTTTTCTAGAGCTTTACAAAGATAGGGTTAATTTAAACGAGGGAGCAGAACTTGGAGCAATAGATTTTGATGCTATATTCGCAGGCCATCCAGAGGCATTACTATCTTTTATTATAGACAGGAACCCTGAGTTCATCACTCAACCCAGTGAGCTGGAACAGTACTACGCAATAGCTGCGGCTTCAATTGCTGATGGAAGCCTAGAAAAAGTCAGTGTAGAAAGTGTATTAGATTTACTATCCAAGCGAAGCAGCAAGGATATCCCATCAATTAAGAAGCTTATACTGTCAGAGTATAAGGATATACTTAACACCCTTGTCGGGGAAAGGCTCCCATCTGAAACCCAAAAACAAACTACCAAGTACATAGACTTAAAAGCTGAAGGCCCGTTTGTTAAAGCTAGAAAGAAAGCAAATGCTCCTTATTACTTTTATCAGTATGGGTTTAAAGATCAATCAGACCTTAAAAGGTTTGCCTTAATGGGAAGCGCGAAGCCCCTTGAGAATGTAATTATTTCAATCAAGGCGATACAACGCGATCTTGATGCAATGGATTTAAGCGTAAAGAAAAGAAGGCAACAATTAATAAATGAAGGTTATGTAAGAGGGTCACATAAACTTGAGAAGCAACTTAAAAAAGAGTTTAAGTTGAACGCTAGTGAAGGCGCTAACTTTATTGGCACAATGGATGAGATAAATTTTTGGAGAAGAAAGCTTCTTGAAGTATCAGAACAATATTCAGAGGCTTACTCAACAAAAAGCGCAGGGTCTAAGCTGGAGATAAACAATGCTTGGTATAAGAGAATGCAAAGCTCAGTTGTTGGATCAACATTGATGGCTATTAATACAGTAGTTAAGAACAGTACTGATGCTAGTGTGATTGGAGGGTTTAACCTAGCAGCGGCACAAGGTCAGTCTGGGTTTTCTGCTTTCCTTAAAGGATTACTTATGAGGTGGCCTATATCCATAGGGAAACTAGGTGCATCTACTTTAGCTTCTGCTGTTAAATTCACAGTAGGTGTTGATACTCAGTTAACAAAGAGTGTAAAAGGAAAGAGGATTTTTAAACCTAAATTTAGCTGGGATAAACCAGACCTTATATTTAAATCATTCCCTGCTATATTAGATGGATTCATTAAAGCTAGAGGAGTTCATAGGGTTATAGCCCCTATTGGTGGGTTCCTTGCTCCAGCGGTTGAGGAGGTTTTTCAGCATATGCCTATGCGTATACATGAACACCGTATGCTTGCAGAACGTGGGCTTGATATGCCCATAACCCCTATTGAAACTAATGAAGCTTTCTTAGGGGACTTAGTTTCAGGAGGGAGCGGGATTAATTCTTATAAAACAGAGAATGAAGTTATTCAGGCAGCCGTTAGAAGTTTAAACGCTGGGATGGGTCTTGCTGAGTCAGGTCTATCTTTAATAGGTAGGCCAATCTTTCCAAGGATTGGTGATATAAGCGGCAACATTCAACTATGGAATTTAGGAGTACAGCATGTAAACGATCTTCAAAGGCAACTGGATAAGGTTTATGATTCTAGAGAATATTACGAAGATGATCTTAACGAAGACATATCAGAGGAGGAATTACTTGGGAGGTACTTGTATATATTTAGAGCTAATAAAGCTTCCTTTAATAACACTTTGAACATGTTAGCAAAAGGCGGGGTTACTAATTTCCAGAAAGAAGCAAAGGCGTACCTCCAAGCAAGAGCGCGTGGAGAAGAAGATGCACAGTTCCTTACTGACTTTCAAAGAAACAATGTTGCTGAAGGATGGGTTACTCAGTCTAACTCGGCAACTCCTAGTAACCGACCAGCGTGGGCAAGGTTAACTCAAACAGCTAATGCTTTAATGGCGTTGTTGGGTTGGGGTACAAACGCAATCCAGAATTTTGGGAATGTTATGCTAGGTAGAAGCAGGAAGAGAGACTTAAAAGACTCTAGTGTTCAGTCTGTTGCTGGAATTATATGGTTGCTTGGATTTATGGCATCAGCCTATGGAGCAGGCACTCTTGCAATAACAATATTAAATTGGATTTATGGACTTATGGGGACTGATAACAAAAAGTCACTACCAACAGACAAGAAAGAAGCAAAAGATTTTATACGATCAGCAATTGGATTAGGTACTAGTTCAGTTCCAATGGCTGGGGCTTGGATTGAAGCTGTAGTTGGTGGAGACCCATCAAGAGGCATGATGCATCCCGGCAGTTTGCTTTACTCTAAAGCTAGTGTGCTAACTAAATACTTAGCAGAAACTGCCGTAACTAAAGATCCAACATATGGCATGAGATCATTAGCTAAAGGCATGGTTCCTCTGGCTATGAATATAGTTGATTCTCTAACAGATTACGGAAAAGGATGGAAAAAATTCGGCAATGTAATGAACGCGATAAACCGTTATTACGATCCAGATGATATTAAAGTATTTAGAGGGCAAACATTAGCAGCAAGTATCTCTAACATTAAACCTATATCTGAACACGTTAGAGCGTTTCAGTCAGCAATAGGTAGGGGAGACCTTGCACGAGCAGAAGAACTGAGAGTGTTAATGATGAATGAACTTTTAGCAGATGCTGCTAAAAATGAAGAAGTGCTGGGTCGTGTTGACGCTCAAAGAAAACTAAACCAACATCTTAGAGCAAAAACTCCTCTTCATTATAAACTTGAAGCGGGAACTATCCCAACAAGGAGTGAGTTCGTGGAAGACTTTCAAAGGAAAAACTTTGTAACTTTCATGATAGATGGTTGGAATAAAGATGAGAGTAAATGGTCTGGAGAATTTAAAGAAATCATGGATACACTTGATAGGTTTAATGATTTTTATATAGAATCTGGTATCAGCCCTAATGGAATTTGGGATAAGGGAGAAGAGCCTTTTACTAGGAGAACTCTACTACCTGATAAAAAAATGAGTCCGAACAGGAAGGTTAGGGTTAAAGGATTATCCCCGGCTCCTGATATTTAAACAGTAATACTACCTTCAAGTGCAGTAGCAATATCTTTTTCATCTCTATCTATATAACGCTGCAACATTGCTGGAGAATCCCAACCTATAATTTCAGTAATAGTTGTAGTTCTTACACCATTCTTCAGCATACGAGTTGCCGCTCCGTGACGGAGGCAATGGAATGTAAGAGAGTTATCAAGGCTGGCTTGATTAACTATAGCTTTGAACTGTTTATCTAGAGTGCCGCGAAAGTAATATCTATCACGCGCTAGTGGGAAATAGTATATATCATTTTCAACTGGAGTCTTTGACAAAGCTAAACCTACATCATTAACTAAAGGTAGTATAATTTCTCTACGCTTTCTCTTCATAGGTATAAAGGTTATCTGCTTTTTCTTTTCATTAACGAACGATCTTTTAAAGCAAGCTGTATCTCCAAGTCTCATTCCATAATACCATCCAAGCATAATCATTGGAGTCCAGTAGTCTGAGTAAGGAGAATCATAACTAGATTTAAGTAATTCTTTTGCTTCATCAGGAGAGAAACCAACAACAGTTGTGGCTTCCTCTTTAAACCTAGGTATCATTGATGCAGGATTAAGATTTGTTTGACCGCTTTCTTGAAAGTATTTAAAGAAAGACTTCAAGCATGTGAGTATTGCATTAAGCGTACTTCCTTTAACTAGTTCTCCGTTTGATTTATTAGTATTCCTTTTACAAGAAACAAGAAAAGAGTGGAGCGTGTTATGATCCAACGGGTTCTGCTTTGTTGTGAAGCAATGGTTGGAAAATTTGTCTAAGTAATTTTGATAGACATTAATTGTGTTATCAGCAGCACCCAACCTTTTCCAGTTGATATACTCTCTGATCATTTGTGGTAGCGTTTTTGTTTTCTTCATTTGTTATACTGTTACAGTTTAAAGAGGGACAATAAATAATCTTTATTATTAGCCCTCTTAACGTGAGCCATTGCTGGCCCACGCATTAAATACTTTCTTGTTTTAGATTGGTTAACTAAGTCTACACCACATGCGTCAGCAAAGGCAGCAGCTTCAGATACTTGTATAGAGTCCCATGATTTCATACGACTAATCTGACCTACCCGTTTAACTGGTATGCCAGACGTATCTGAAATCTCTTTATTAGTCATAGCGTCCCTTCCTTTGCGAGCTAAGACTCGGACAAGGTTAGGCGGTAGCTTGTTTATCTTGTTCAGCAAAGTCATTCTCACCTCCTTGCGACTTATTACCCCTAACCCTGAAGTTAGGGTTCTCATCTAGGTAATCAGTCAGCCAAGAAAGCTTAAATCTATGACTGCCTCCGCAACCTACTGCTTTTTTTAATGCTGCAATATATGTGCGGCTAACCCCAAGTTTCTTTGCAGCTTGGGCCGTGTCTACAAGGTATGTTTCATCAGACATTAATATAACTTCCGTTTTCAAATCTAGTGTAGTTCTTAAAGAAGACGAGCGGTATTCTTACTCCGCTTTCTCCTTCTCTGTTTTTATCTATGCTAACAAATACTGGCAACCCCGGCCCTATAGGAGGCACATTAGGATCACGCCAAATAAAAAGAACAATGTCAGCGTCTTGTTCAATAGCCCCACTGTCACGTAGGTCAGATAGTTTTGGTGCGCGAGAATCTTTATCAACTTGGCGGGATAGTTGAGACAATACAACAACAGGAATCCTAAGCTCTTTAGCTATAGACTTTAACCCATTACTAATCTCTGCTACCTCATCATTACGTGAACCTTTATCACGTGTTGATCTAATTAACTGAAGGTAATCAACAAACAAAGCCTTAATGCCATGCTGTTGTTTCATTCTTCTAGCAGCAGCAGAGATTTGTTGGACTGATAAAGCACTACGATCATCAATATGTAATGGAGCATTAGCTATATCAACAGAAGCCTGCGATAGTGCTGCCATATTAGAAGCCACATCATTACGACTTACTTTTGCTTGAGTGTGTATCAGTCTTGCTATCAAGGATTCAGCAGACATTTCTAAACTAAATATGCCTACTGGTTCCTTGTTGTCTACGGTCATGTTCCTTGCCATACATAAAGCAAGAGATGTCTTACCCATACTGGGCCTAGCTGCAAGTATAGTTACACTGGCTGGCTGTAGTCCCATTGTCTTCTCATCTATGTCTGAGTAACCGCATGATATTCCGCGCAATGAACTAGGGTCAAGAAGTCCAGCCTCAATCTTTGCTATGTATTCACCTACCATGTCAGCATTACTGCGCTCTCCTGATCCAGCGTTATCTTGTGCTATCTGTAGGATGTCACGCTGCACACAATCTAAAGCCTTGGATGCGTCCACTGATTGGTATCCTTCCTTGACTGCTTGATGACCTGACTCAATAAGCTTACGCTTAATCCAGTAATCCCTTAACTCTTTTGAATAGTACGGCCAGTTGCTTGGGACTGACATCTTGTCAGACAACCCAGTCACATATGCTGGGCCGCCGATCTCATCTAATTTGTTTTCTTTTTTAAGAACATTTATAAGCGTCAGTAAGTCAATGTTCTGACGTTCATCTTGTAGCTTTAGTATTGCATTATAAACAGTTTGGTTTTTCAGGTCATAAAAATACCCACGGGATGCAGGATGTTCTGATATGAAACCACTCAACGCTTCCTTTGGATCTTCAATAAGACAACCCAAAAGCCCCTCTTCCATATCCGCATTATGAGGCGGTACTCTTAATTCATTATCAATCATTAATAATCTCCATAGCTTATACTGTCACAGTTTTTGAAACCCCTCTGGTAACTCACGCACTAACTTAAAAAAATCCTCCAATGACATTGCTACTAACCAAGGGGAATGATTCTTACGGAAAGCAAACACTGGTATCTGTTCTTCCTTTGCATCACGCTTGGCTTGTTCATACCCATTACGAGTCGCGCCCTTCTCTCTATGCTTCACCTCAAAGTGAAACTTGTTCAAGCTGTCACACCTTACGTCTGGTGCTGCCCCTCCATCTGCCCCGATAGCTGAGTGCTGACACCCACGTATGGCATCTTTATATCCAGCCTCTCTTAACTCATCTCTAAAAGCGCGTTCAGCTACAGCTCCCTTGCGCCTACTATTTATTGGCATAAATTTTCTCCCAACTTATATGTGGATTGTTTTTATCTATAACATAGAAGGTCTCAACAACATCTTCATATCTGTTATCTTTCTTTTCCTCTGCCCACCAACTCTTCTCTGTTTTCTGAACGTCTATAACTATCATGCACTTAAAGTCTGATGAAGGAATAATGTAATAGGCTGGCTTACTTCCGTGCCTCTTATCAAAGCTATTCTTATTACATATAATAATCACAGAGAAGGGCCAGTCTTCTGGCCCAGCAAATACGTGCCTAGTTTGTTTAACTTCACAGCGTTGTATTAAGAAGAAGTCTCCATCATCCTTCATCTTAATTCTATCTCTTTGGTTAGTTGCTATATGAGTTGGGGGAACTTGGACGGTATGCCCACGTGATAACAAGTATTGAACAACGCGCTGTACTGTTGGGACACTATCAGCAACATGCTTCTTATACTTCTCCCAATCTTGGTCGTTCATTTACGCCTAGCTTTTAATGATGATCTTGCATTAGCACTATTAATAACTGAATGAAAGTTATCCTTAACCCACTGCTTAGGTTCTTTAACTTTCAAGTGCTTGGCTGCTAACTTCTCAAGCGCACTTGTTGATATAGATGCGCGAGAATAAAATTCATCTGCTGGTATACCTAGTTCAGTGGCCATCTCTAATGCCAGCTTAGTAGATGTTATGGAATTAATCTCCCTACCTCTTGACATATACCATCCTTTGATAGCTTCTTCATCATTTGATACTAACTCTTTTGCTTGTGATGCTAAGTCTTCATATACTTTAGTCGCTGCATCTTTTGCTTCACGCGCTTTTGCTAAGTAATAGCCTCTCTCTTTAGCAGACATGTCGCTAAAGTTTTCAGTTGGTATATCCTTGTAAGCTTCTATCTTGTACTTCAACGCACTACATATTGACTTAGCTTTGCACCATATGCAGGCTTTCTCACTAGGCTCAAGCCAGCCTTTACCTGACAGTGCTAGTAAAACTCCATCACGTATATCCTTCTCAGCTCTCTTTAATTCTTTCTCATCAAACGTATGGCAAAGCACGTGATCATACATGGACTCTGGTTGTGCAAAGCAGTAACGAACTTCAGTCATCCCTTCACCTCTCCATTTTTGCCACCACAAAACTGACTCAGCTTTGGCTTGCCAGTTATTAGCTACCGAGTCTTGGCCGCGACCAGTCTTATAGTTGCAAACAATTCCGTTACCCGTCTTGTTACAACGTGCAGCAATGTCCAGCATTCCTGACCAGATTTTTTTATTACCACTGTAGTACCAATATCTTTCTTCTCTTATAATATCATGACAGTCATGGAATAATAGCTTGTCGTAATCCTCAAGTTCAGCCACGACATCTAGTTCTTCAGTGCTTAGTTCAGAGCGGTCAACACTGCCATCCATAACCCCATGTATTCTTGTGCCTCTTGCAGCCCAAGGGGAATCAGGTGGAGTAGGTGATTTTGATTCTAGTTCTAAAGAACCGGGGCAATCAATGACGCGATTTAATCCACTTGCACTTGGCAAGCCTTGCCTTACGTCATCAACTTTAGCTTGTTCAATGGTGCTAGGATTTGGCACAAGTCGCAGTAACAATTGCTAAGAACTTAGCAGGGTGATCAATCATTTGCTTTGCATAAGCATCACTTACATCAAGAAAAGTTTCTGTCTTCTTGATCTGAGCCTTCCCAATCAAAAAATTATTTACATCTTTTTCTTTTGCACCAACAAGTTCTTTAAGTGTTTTATCCCTTAACGCTTTACCTTCAAGAACAGGCTGCTTCTCTGCAATAATAGTTGACGGGGTAGGCTTAACTTTAGTTGCGGCCTTAGCTTTAACTGGAGTAGCGGAGCTTCTTTCAGAAGCTATCTCCATCTCTTGCTTTGAAGGACGCTCTGCATTTTTATCTTGATACTTACTGTTTGCAATACACCTACCAATAGCACTTGTCTCAGAAGTTTCTACCCAGTTAGTGGTAGTCGCTCCTCTATCTTTACTCTTCCAATCCATTGCAAATCCAGTAGCTATTACAGTATCATCTTCTAGTAGTGATGCCTTAAAGCACACCTTGTTGAACTCAACATCGTGCCACTCTATCTCTGTGATGATTCGGAGCTTAGGGTTTAATGCGTAAATGCGCTGCAACCTAGTGGCTACATCCTCATACTTGCTTGGGTCGTATCTCATTGTACTGTTACAGTTTAACTGCTGCGAAAAAATACTGATTTATATGATAAATATTGTCAACAAATAAATACAAACAAAACATTTATCTAATTTTTTTAACACAAATATCATTTGGAACTAAGAGTCTCAAGCTAAGACTGTCCTCATATTTCTTTATTAACTTGTCTATAACTCCCTGTTCACAAGCTTCTTTAGCTAGGTAAAGAAGAGCAAGCTTAGGTACGGTAGCTCTTTCAACTTTGATATCAAATGTATTTTCAGTTAAAGAGCTTACTGTTTTAGTGGCATTTTTTTTCATGCGGGTTATAGCTCTAGTTTTATTGTAACTGTTTCTGTCTCTTTGCCTTATGTATTTTTTTTTACAAGCCATTGTTTTTTAATAATTTAAGATTAACACTTTGAAGAATGATTTATTTTTATTAGTAGACACCCACCAATAAACACTTTCTTTATCTATCTTATCTTTAGGAACAAAGTGTAAGCACAGTTTCGTGGGTTCATCTTTAGGTACAGCGACTATCCATTCATTAAGATCATCACTTGTTAATATCAATACAGCTTTACCAAGAGGTAAATCACTAACTGTTAACTTCACTTTACCTTCATCAGGTGAAAGCTTTATCACTGGGTCAGCAATAAGTGAAACACTAAGGCTAAGTAATAATATAATAATCTTCATGTTACTTGCTTGGGTAAGAAATCATTTCTAGTTTCACGTTCTTCAGTAATCCTGCATCAGGATGTGAAAGCTTACTGAACGCTGCCTTGGTTAGGTCTATCTTTCTGTCGGGATGACGCTTCTGATTCGGCCCACGATCATTGACCCTAACTATGACAGATCGGTTGCCTAAAGTTACACGGACTCTTGTCCCAAAAGGAACTCCCCACATAGCACAAGTCAAAGCCTTGTCATCTAGCGGTTCACCTGATGCAGTTAACTTTCCAACAAGTCCATCTGCTTTACCGCCATACCAAGAGGCAGTTGTAGTTATTGTTTTGAATGTAGGTTGTGCCACAATATAGTAAACTATAGCGACGCTTAGTATTATAGTAGTTATTATTTTCATAAGTTTATTTTGTTTTGGTTTTGGTTTTGGTTTTGGTTATAAAAAAAACCAGTCACAGTAAGGGAGCTGTGACTGGTAAGCAATAGCTATGGAGTTTGCTATGGCTACTAGAAAACGCTACATAAACTAGCAGCGAGGCTAGTGTATACACGCTTCCATAGTTCGTCAACTTGCTGATCAATCTGCAAATACATTTGAGACTAAGGTCACATCAGCAACCTCATAATCCCAATTGCTTACCCCGTCAGCTTTAACATCTTTATCATGTATAGCTGGATCTTTATCAATAGAGTCTTTGTCTATGAAGGCAATGCCATCACCCGTTATTGATAAATGAGGTTTAACTAAATCAAACTTTTGTTTAGCTTCCTTTTTACTTCCAGCACTAATCATGTAGTCCGTGTCTATTGTGTTTGTTAATGTTATTATGTACTTACTCATTTGTTATTACTTTCATTTTTCTTTGGTCTTTGAATAGTTAAAACCTTTGGGGGTTTCTATTCCTCTTTTTTTTAAGAACTTTTTGAATCCAATATCAACTGCTTTAACCATGCCTTTCAAACAGTCTTCCTCTTTATCTTTATTTGTGTTGCTCATATATATTTTATTTTAATTACTATGGTTTCAGTTTCTTCCTTTTTGATTGGCCACTCACCGTCAAACTTAAACACACCTAGCACCTTATACTTATTACCATGCATATATAAATCCACCTTCTGATCTGGTTCTCTTTTCCCAATCAAGCGCAAGTAAGAAACCTTACCAGCACAGCCAGCAATACAATCCATATCCTTTATATCCATAACAGATGATTGCTTCCTGCCTTCAAAGACAGTATCTATTTTTACATGTGTTGTGTGCTTAGGAGATTTCATTATATCAATTCATCTTCTTGTACTGTTACAGTATTATTCTGATCTGCTATTTGCTCAAGCAAATCCACTAAGCAGTGAGTCCAGTAAGGATGCTGATCAGCTTCAGCCGTCATGATAAACTCCTTCAAGCTACGGTTTCTTACAAGGGCATCTCTTTGCCTACGGTTTAATTTAACTACATATTCTTGTGGCATTAGTCTTGGCCTTCCCCTCTTTGGACGCTTACCGCTTTCCATAATTTTTTTAGCACGTTCATTTATTTGTGATACTCTTTGTTTAGTACAGCCAATATCCTTGGCTATTTGGTTGAATGTTAAGCCGTCCCATCTCTTCAGAAGTACGCGCTTTTCCTGTTCAGTTAACAGGCCGTTTGTTTGTGCGCTGTATACGCGCTTGATATATGTATACCTTTTTAAATCATCAATCATAACTCTCTAATCTTTTTTGAACTGCCCTCACAGCAGACTTCCTGTTAAGTTTGCCATTTATTTTATGGCCGTCAGCAATAAGAGTAATTGATACCGCTTCTACAGCAGCAAGAATCTTTTGGCTTGAACGGTCTTTTGTTTCCACGGCTAAACTCTCAGCAACTATTTTGTATATGGCCTGCTTCCCTACCTTCATACCGCGCCCCTTTACTTAGGTTATCTACAGCCCACAAGGGCTGAAGGTTTGACCAATGGAAACACTTACGCTGTTCCTCTTCCTTAGTTAAATCAAAGGCAGCACACGGCATGATGTGATCAATGTGGATGCCGCTGAAGCCAGCATTAAGGAACACATCCCAATCCATGCCCACTGTGAACTTTGATTCAATGTGAGTAACCAAGTCACCAAAGGAACAACCCACTAATTCTTCAGTGGATTTCCTATGCGGCTTGTTCGGGTTAAGGCCAGCTTGTTTTAAGGCAGCCCTTAACCTCCCCCTCAAGCGGCAAGCCATTGCGTAAGACGGGTTGGTTTTTTTGAGCATAAGTTGATACCTCTTCCCTACCTCCCTATTTCTACGCGCTGATTCTCTGGCCATCTTGCGGCTCAGTTCTAGATTGTTGAGCCTCCACGTTGTGCAAGCGCAATTATGGGAACAATATTTCTTAGCCCTGTGCGCTCTTTCAAGTACCCCTTTTGTTGTACTGAACATATTATCACAACCGGGGGCGGCACACTGAACCCTAACGGGAACCTTGACCGGCTTGCCGTTTGGAAAAGTTCCTGTTCTTTCTTTGTGCGCTTCTGTCGTACACTTCCTACAACAGTACTCCTGTCTTGTGTAAACAAACTCTACGCTTTTATGTACGTCACCCCACTTTATAGGCTTTGACTGAGCGGTCTTGTAATTAAACCAAGTCCCGCAGTACCCACAGTTCCTCCCTTTGGGACGCTGCTCTCTTTCAAGTCGGCACTTTTCTTGACTTCTCTTTAACTGTTCTTGGTACGCCTCGCTTTTTAAGGTGTTCCTGTTTTTTATTATCCTTTTACATTCATCACTACAGTACCTCCTTGCTACCCCCGTGCCTGCCTTATAGGCATCCATCTCTTTGCCACACTCATCACAGGTTTTTTTAACGCCGTGCCTTTTCTCTCTTGTCTCCGCTTTTAATTTCTCATTTCTAATACTGTCGTTTCTTTTTGAACAACAAGACTTGGAGCAGTATTTTGTGTACTTGAAGGTGCGACTGCCGATCCTGTCCTTTCTCTTTGCGGGATCAAACATTTTGTCACACCAGTCGCATTTAACTTTAGTCATAACTTAACAGCATCCCTCCCCGCCTTCATAGCCATGAAGTTCTGAGTGTCACCGTCACTTACTTCTTTACGGTATCGGTTTACCTCACTCTCTACCAAGGCATCAACAAGCCCTTGCTCTTTCTTACCTAAGCTGCGCCATGCAGCATATGCTCTACCTCTTGGGCAGAACCAATTCATTGCACCAGCATGGACTACAAGATAAGTAATTACTTTATCTCTATCAGTACTAATGTTAGCGTCAATCATCTCTTTAATTACAAGGCTTGGGCCGAAGCCAAACTGACCATCAATTAAAAAAGCTACTGCCTCCGCAATTTCTTCTGGTCTATTGTTAAGCCTCCAAATAAAAGAGGTTTTGTTGTACCTCTTAACTGAAGATTCAAGCATCTCCAACTTACCTAAACTTCTATAGTATTTTAAAACTTCTTCTTTAACGTATTGTATATGATCCATTCTTATTCCTTTTTGTTATACTGTGACAGTATTAATAGAGAACAGTGGCGGCGATCAATGCAGGAACAAACCCTCATGCAACAAAGGCAACCTGTCTGCTTCTTAATAGCAGTATGTACCTACCACTGGTCTCATAATTATTTATGCAGCAACCTCCACTGCAATGTAATGTGTTTGTGGTGCGTTAGGTTTAATCTCCATGTCGGGACTTGTATTAATCCCAACATAAACAGTTGGCACACCAGCATGTGGCACACGATCTGGGTCATACATAATCTCCCAGTACATATCTGAAACAATTAAACACCAGTCATACTGAGAGCTACGCTCTTTAACCCAGTTGATAGATGGTATCATATCTGTTCCGCCTCTACCGTACCATTCATTAGGTATCCTTAAAGGGAAGTCAGCTTTAGTAAATGTACGAGTACCACTTTCTATAACCCTAGTATCACATTGAACAAGAGTGACTGTAGCGTTGCGGTATTCACGAATGATCTTATCAATCTGAACGATAGCTTCCGCACACTCTAGGTCTCCCATTGATCCAGATGTATCAACAATAACAACACCATTAGTTTTATTCTTAGTTCGGTTGCTTGGAAGTATAACATCCTTTCTATAACCATGCCTACGTGAAGGCCGCTTCCATGTGTACCCGCCAACACTCATCTTTGTGATCCACTGGCGAAGCATTGACCATCCATTGTTGGCGCGTTTATTAATACACTCTAGTATGGAAAGCCCATCACCAAAACCCTCACCTTGTTTCTTCTGTAAGACTACTGCTTCAGAAAGTGTATCCTTCCAAGCCTCTTCAATCTCTTTGATATCTTGCTCGTCAGTTTCTGGTGCGTCAGATATATCACCCATACCTTCCTTGTCATAATCATCACCAAGGAACTGCTTCACAAGTTCTTGAAACTTATCTTCAGTTTCATTGGACTGATTAGAATCTTGCTCACCTTCCTCATCCCCTTGTGCTGAACAACGATTAACATCAGCATCATCAAGGTCAGAGCTTTCTGCTGGGGTATTTGATTCAGGCTCACCTTGCTGGCCTTGGTCTTCAGGTGCGTCAAAGTCATAGGCTTCTATCTCTAACTCTTCTTCATCTTCTTCCTCTTCTGGTTGGTTATTAATCTGATTAATTAACTCATGGTAATACCATTCAGCATTCTTACCGGAAGGCATCTTCACGTAGTTGCCTTCAAGAGGGAACACACCAGAAGCAACGCCATCTTTCTTGAGGTCTGATAGTATTCCTAATTTAGAATACCAAGGCTCAAGGTGAGAATTAATTGCTAAGTCTGCCGCAATATTCCATAGCCTTGGATCACGATCACCTCGGCGCAAGTGGTGAGCAAACAGAACATGCGCTACCTCATGCAACATTATACCTTTGACAACTTGAGATGGTAGCTTACCAATCCAATCAGGAGAGTACCGTAATGTTGCACCGTTGGTACAAGCAGTACTAATGCTATCATCCTCAATGATCTTCCACTTAGAAAGGAAAGGAATCCCTATAGGATGCTCATCCCATAAGTAATCCTGTGCATTAACGATCTTCTCCTTTGCGGTCAGACCATTCTTAAAACTATTCATTGGAATTATATTGTTCATTTTAATTGTGATGGACTGTAGTTCTCAAGCGCAGAGAGTAGAGAATCTCCCGCTTCCATAACTTCTTCACGGACTGTGCAAGAATCCTTAACCTGATCAACATTCAACTTGTAAAGGCTATCCTTGATCTGCTTCTCAAATAATTTTATATCAGCATCATCAGTGATATTAAGAGAAGGCAGTGCATCACAAAGTGTAGTGATCCCTGTCAATGCAGAAGCAAAGAACTTTGTGTTCTCTCCTTTCAGTGATTTCTTATGGAAGTTTTTAATAGACTCCATACTTGTTTTGATCTGGTCAGTCAGTCTTCCTACAACTTCCTTTACTGAGTCATCAAGCTTCCTCTTATACTTGCGCTCAGTTTCCAGCTTGATCTCTTCAGCAAGATCAAGACTTCCTTTGATCCTGATGTCAGATGGATCAGTAATAGCTTCCGTCTCTAACTCAAACAGAAACTCATTACCAACACCTTGAGGTGAAGGGAACCTATCTGGATCAAACAAAGAGTGAAGCTCATTAGCTGCACGTTGAACCTTGCTATGATACTTATCTACAAACTCATCACGCTTGTCATAAAACTCTGCCCTATAATCAGAGAGCCTTTGCTTTATGTTCTGGTATGTCTCAACTTGTATGAGACGTTTACCATTTGAATCCCAAGGAATAGACACGGCAGCTAGTAACTGCTTGGCATCGTCCCTTACCTTACGGCATGGCTTGAGATCAGCATTAGTAAACTTCAAGACCTGAGTCTTGAGCCTATCCACGTTTGCGTTGTTTGCCATTGACGCATCAGCCGATGCATCTTTGGATGTATATGTCTGACCGGGTAGGCCAGTGCTTATCTTAATGAGTAAACAATTTTCATTAAGCCGTTGTAGTGCTTGGTTATTATCTTCCATTGTAGCGTTTAGTTATTTAGTTAATTAATTATATTATACTGTGACAGTATTAAGCAGCCTTGCGATGCTCATCCCATTTCTTATACTCATCAAGTCCTGCGACTGTGAGTCCACGTTGTAAGGCGGCATTCATAAATGCTCCCTTTGGTTCATCAGGCCAGCGGTTAGCATACTTAATAAAAGCACGGGTTGCTTCCCGATCTTCAGTGCCATCTGCATATGCATACTCAACTAGATGCTGGGTAGCTATGTACAGAATTCCAAACGAGTCACTACCTTCTGGTATGTCAACCCCATCTGGATCTTTGATGATTGAATTAACATCTGGAACATTCTCTTGCAGCTTGCGGAATGCTAATGCCTCTTGCCCTGCGACTGAACCTATAGCTCCATAGACTAGAGCTTTGATAACTTCTGGTCTATTGGCATAGCCTCCAATTTTATTACACCTTTCAATGAGCTTGATAGCCCAAACAAAAGTACGAGGAGTACATTTAGTTACCTCGGAATACTCTACCTCTTCACCGCAAAATATTTCCTTACGGTAATCAGCGAATGCTATAGACCAAGACGGCAAGCCTTGATCAGTAGCCCAGTTTTGCCATCCCTTAACGGCGGCATTAGATGTTGAGTCTACGTAGAAGTGAATCAACCTAGTGGCAGCAGCGGAAGACAGAGGTGTAGTTCCAGTATCTGAATCGGCATTGCCAGCACCGATAATATAAACATCATCATCTAATTCTCTGCCATTGATAGTCCTATCTAAGTCAAGCTGAAGTGTAACATTCTGCACCTCCATAGTCGCCCGATCTTTTTCATCCATCATAAAGATACAACCTTTACGTTTCTTAGGTATGTACTTCCCTTTGGAATCATACTGTTTCAGTACGCGCTCCATTAATGTTGACTGTAGATATACTAACTCACCTTTGTCAGTGTTGGGACAAGGCAACCCACCAATATCAGTTGGGTCTTTGTCTGATGTTCTCAAGTCAACCAGCTCATAACCTAATTGAGCTGTGATTTGTTGGCCAAGCTGTGACTTGCCTAACCCTACGCCACCCCAAATCACAGGAACCATAGCGGCCCCGTCTTTACCTTTGGATTGGATGTGTGTTCTTGTCATGTCTATACAAATCATGACACCTAGTTTAATTACCTCTAGAGTTGAGGTGTACGCTTTAGTTGCATTCATTTTTGTTAGTTGTTTATGTTGTTAATAATGGTTGAGTGTTGTCAAAGGGAATCAAGTTACACCATACGTGGTATAACGTCAACCCTTTTAAGACAAGTTAATTTATTTGGTTAATACTGTGACAGTATAGTAAAGTTAATCAGTTAATCCACTGAACTGATCTTGCAGTGTTACTTGTAAGGATTGTGCTTCTTTAAGGCTGCTGAACTCAGCTACCCCCACATAAGAATCCTCTATTGTTTCTGGGTAATCATCTTCATCAATGACTTCTAATTGAGTCCACACTTTGTATCTTTTAGGCATGTCCTTCCCTCCATTCTCCGCCACAGATATAGCCTACATTCTCTTCATCTGAGACTGATATATCATTTACAGACCATGTGTCTAATCCTTCTAAGCTGTTTGCATTAAGTTCAATACCTCTTACGTGTTCAGCCTCCATATGTGGAGAGCCGTCTCCATCAATCACAGCAGCCAATGCTTCTTTAGGGCTACCCGCAATGACTGTATACTGTTGCTGCCATACTTCAGGAACCGTCACCCAGTATTCTTTTAGTTCTCCACTCATACTGTTTCTCCTTCCATGACGTTATCAATCTGAGACAGTTCAAGTTCATGAATGATATGATCATCACATAATGTCCTGCCTCCTTTTTGATATGCGGGTTCTGTTCCGCACTCTTCACATGGTATACCGGGAACTGAGTTGGCTGTCTTCTCCACACCAGTAGCAAAGTCAACCATGTCCTGAGCATCCTTAGCTTTAGACGGGTCAACCATCCAAGCCTTAGCGTCAGCATTCCACCTTGCCTTGTAGTCTCTCTTCAAAGTTTCCTTAAATGGAAACGTCTTGCCTGTTATGTTTACCCACTTGGAGTAGTCAGGTGCTGGCGGTAATGCTTTTACTAACTCATTGATCTCACCCATATGACTGGAGTCAGGGTCAGAGAACCAACCTTTAGCTCCACCTCTTTCCCCAAACTTACAACCTAAAGATTTCAAGTTGTCTTTGATTGAGTATGTATTGCCGGGAATTAGTACCCACTTAGCGTCTATCTCCGATCTCTTTTTGTATCTGTATCTTGCACTATAACTATTCATATTAGTTTTCCTTTTTGTTTGTATCTCCCACCGCCTATACTGTGACAGTACAAGCGGTGAGAGTTGTTTTATTTAGAGGCTAATGCCTCCTACGCCATCGGACTTTACCCCGATAATGAGATGCCCTTCACTTGAAGGGAACGATTCTGCAATCTGATTGATCACAGATGAATAACATTGGAGCAAGCTTTCACCTTCTCCTTCAACCTTGTGGGTTTGTACGTGATCCCCACTCTTCACGGTAACGTGATATGTCACTGTCATAAATCCTTTCTTAACATTTCCATAGCTAGAGTCTGGGCATCATCTTCCATGTAGTCTTTCTCAGGTTTAAGAGCTTTGTATATCTCCACTGGTAGTAAGCGAATGTTTGATCCTTTGGAATTGTCTGCACCGCATCCACCGCAATGAGCTTTAGGATCTTTCTCATCATCCCGTGTAAAGAATTCAGTTGCTTCCCAGTCTTGCTTATCCTCACACCATGTTGCGAGTGCAACTGTACCCACGCAAGAGGAACCACAATCACTGCATACATATTGAATCCTAGTCCCTTTATCATTTACGCGATGGTTTCTTTCTGCCTTAGCACACATTTTTACGTAGTTAAGGAACTCTTTTCTTCTTACTGTTGCACCGTTACTCATGGCTTGGTATATGATTGTCGCATCCGTCTTGATCAAAGCTCACCCCGTGTAGGTAGTCAGCTTCTTCCTGCTCACGCTTGGACATTACTTGTCCTTGCTTGCGTTGATATGATCCAGCTCCCTTGGCTGGCTTATGCATACGTGTTCCAGTATTAAAAGGAACATGCGCCCTTGGTTTATTTTTACTCATTTATTTTAATTTTATAGTTCTCTCTCCAGTGAATTTTTTTCATATCTTTCTTAACTAAACCGCGAAGATATTCACTAACAGTTATGCCTAGATGTTCAGCTCTAACTTTAATATAGAATTTATCACGCTCATTAACATTAAGAACCACTGTTTTATTTTTTCTCTTTAGGTTCATTTTACTTTGTTATACTGTGACAGTATAGTTGTTTTGTTTTTCCATAAGTCTTTCTCCGATTATCTTCTGGGCTGGGTTCATGTTGTCCAAAGGATTGGACACGTAGTCTCTGACCTTTGAGAATTTTTTCTTCTTACTACCATGTGCTGTAATCACAATTGATTTAGCCTTTGATCCTTTACCTTTACACATACCACAATCTGCACACTGCACACCATGTGTATAATTAGGGCAAACAATCTCTCCATCACTTGGATTTTCTCCATCATCAATAACCCTAAAGCTACGCCAGCTCATCTCATGCGCTGTAATCTTTTGTTCCTCAGTATCTGTTGAGGCCATGAAGTATTCACGGTAGGCTTGATTATTAATTGCCCTCCATTGATGAGTGTACCCAGTCCAATTAGCAGAATGATCTGCAATTCTTTTGACTATTGGTAAAGGTATGTTTACTGGATCACCATATGCACCAAACCTAGTGCTTGCCCCACTAAATAACCTAGCAAGCATTGCCTTATCTGGTATCCATTCACCAGTTTTATTATCAAAAGTTCCAGCGTATCCGTATCCACCGTTAAGCCATGTCTTGTGGATTGCAAGTGGTGCTTGTCCTACATTTACGTAGCAGATTTCTCCCCTAAAAGGACAGTCGCCACATATGATCTCATCTAACCCAGTCAACACTGCCTTGACTGGATTCTGCGCCTTAACAAGAATCCAAATTTGAATCATGTTGCCTGTCTTCCTGTTGGCTGACTTCCTTGTGAAGCCAGTTGCTATTACTACTAGTCTATGGTTCTCATAGATTACGTATCCATTTGTTTTTTTCATAAGATTGTTGTTATACTGTAACAGTATAGTGTCTCTTCACTGTACTTCTATAGTCATGCTTCATTAAGTATTAACTAACCGTACAAAGTACTGATTGAAATACCGCCGCCTCACACAACTGATTTTGTTTGGTGCTACCAATAACAGAGAGCTATCCCTGATAAGAAGTACAGTGAAGAAACTTATAAAGTCTCTCTACACTACACTGTCAGTATTTTTATTTTGGTGCGACCAATAACAAGGAGCTACCTTGATATACTGTGACAGTATAGTGGAGAAAGACTCCCGAAGGAGTCTCACTAATATTAAGCGTCTTTCTTCATTGCTGCTTCAAATGCTCTATAAACTTTCAAAGCCATTGCCTTAGCATCTGTCAAATCTTGACCAGATAGATTCAAGGTGTAAGCGTATGCTTTTTCCCAGTTTTCAGCGTCCTTCTTGACTTCAACAGCTACGTTTTCCTCTACTACTTCAGCCTCTTCAGTAGTTTCAGGATCTTTTTTAACTTTCCTGCGCTCTAAACCGTTTTCCTTCAGAACTGCGCTGATAGTATTACCAGCATGGCTATTACTAAACCCGCCCTCAACAGCTTTACCTTTGATCTCTTTGACAAGCGCATCAATATTTTCCTTATTCTCTTTGTCCTTGCCATACATATCAGTTGTTAGGTTTTTTGCCCCTATGATTTTGACCATTGCTTGCCATACAACTTCACCGAACTTCTGTTCACTTTTGTTGTATATATCTTGCTTTGATGATGCATCCTGAGTTGCTGTGAATATTGCTGTTAATAATCCTTCACGTACTTTTTTTGTTATCTTTGTCATAATAATTAATTCTTTCTTTTGGTTGATTGTTAATTGAGTAGTATAAAACCGCTTATACTATCTCTCTTAACCTATACTGTGACAGTATAAGCTAAGAGAGACAGTATAAAGAATTGAGTCCTTGTTTTTACTGGCACAATTCTTTTACTGTTTCTAGGATTTTATTGATTGATTAGCCAAAAGCTTTCCTTGTTTTTACTGGTTGTTTGATGGCTCAATCGGTAGGTCGTAAGTGTTTAATCTCTTTAAACCTTGGCCGGATGTTTTGTCATTGATCGGCTGCCCTTTTCCGTACTGTTTGCAATTTGCTGGTCTTCAAACTCACGCTAGATCCATTGTTTTTACTGGTCATTTCCGCGCAGCAATTTGCTATTTGGTTGGTTTTTCTGCGGGACATACCGCAGCCAACTCAGTTGGTAGAGCGATGGGATTGCTAGGTCGTTCCCTCACCTACTAAATTACCAAATCCGCCAAGATTCCCCGAAGGTGTAAAATAGTCCCGCACTTGGCCAAAGAGTTCCAAGTCCCCGAAGGGCATTACCGGCGGCGGGCCGAGTTCATTTTTTAACACTTGCCAGATCCTAGCAAGTCCCCGAAGGGCGGCGATTCTTAACGTGGGCCTGACCACGATGGGCAATGATGAACCAGTCCTTTGTTTCTGCTGGTAGGTTCAAGTCTGTAATTCCCATGACACCACGTGAAAACCCCAGAAACTAAGGATTCATTAAGGTTTTTGTATACTGTTACAGTATAAGTAAAAGACTTGGTACGGTTTTTGTCCCCTTATGTGTGTTCTATCTATCCACTTCGTGCAATTTTTTGCCCGGTTTGCTTTAGATTGTCCCACATTTTGCCCCAACGCATAATAAGTATTATGCATTTTACCTAATAAACACAGGGGTAAACGTGTTTCCACGCTTAAAACTCTACTAATTAGCCTTACTTCGCGCCGGTTTGGGCAATTCCAGCCAGCCCACCCCACCACCGGGGGCGGCAGCCCCCGCCCACCAGCTATATATATATGGGTTTTCGGGTTTTCTGAGCCAATTACTAAAAACCTTTATCTGAATACTCTTGGTCGGGGAAACATATGGTGTGTATAATGCCCTCCCCTTATGGAAGATTTGCTTATGAACTTAGTATTGGCTTTAAAGAAAGTAGAACAGACACATCCAGACAGTCAGGCAGAGAGAATTTTAAAAAATGCCGTAGATCAAGCTAAGAATATTAAGAGTAAGTGGAACATTAATGCAAAAAACCCCCGACACCTACACTTATAGGGCGGGGGTACGGGTGTTGGATAGTTAATCCTCCCTACTAGGGACACCCATTTAATCCTTATCTTTATTTTTGGGCCTATGCATAGGGCAATTGTCTGCTAAATAGAAAACTGCCTTACCATCGTCACCCTCCCATCCTCTACCATTGCGGTTATCAGGGACAGGACACGTGCATCCTCTTCCAACGGCAGCAATACTGCCGGGAGTTAATAATTCACTAGGAGATTTATCCTTTTCCATTAGATTTCTTTTTACTCTTCAGAGGCTTTCTGCCGAGCTTTTTCTTTACGGCTGGCTTCCTGTTAGTTTTTCTTTTTGTAGGCTCTTTAAGGAGGCTTGTCCACCATTTATGAGCCTCTGGGTTTTCCTTAAAGAAAGCTGTTAGGCCGTTAGCTAATCTATTAGTAAGATTCTCTTCATCTCCAGAGCTTATTCCCATGCTGTAATTAATTGCATGGATAACTTCATGAATAAAGGTGTTAGCTAAAGCTGATTTGGGTTGATCAGCTACGATATAAATCATAAGGCTGGTAGTGTCACACCAACCCAGCTTGTCTTGGCCTACTTCTTCTAGTGAAGCATAAAGAACTTTATAGTTAAGACCTAATACTTTTAATTCTTTAGGCGCGATCATTTTAATTGTTCTTTGGTTTCTTAACCCAAGGTAGCATTCTGTCCTCAGAATACAGTTCTCTCTTTAAATCCATAAGAGTTACTAGTCTACCTAGAAGGAAAGATGTAAAAGGAGAAAGCATTTCAGTTAAATTCTCAATATTTTCACCTGATACTTCAATCTCTATTAATCCTAACTCTACTAACTCTTCGGATACTATTTGCTGGATTCCAGATATAGCATCATCAAGATAATCTTTATCTGTTATGTCTAATGTGACTTCTTTTACTTCCAGCGGTTCGTCACTAATAATTCTAGAATTGCCCCGTAATTGCATATGTCTTGTGCGGTGTCTGATAATTTTTCATTTTCAACTTGTGGGTTTTCCCCATTCCTTTCTTTCTCAAGCAAGTTGGCTAACCTCTGTATCTTATCATTAAGACGCACTAGTACGCCAAACATGTTCTGATTTTTATTGTCCCAGCCTGCAATATTCCTAGAACCATAGTCATGTTGCTTCTTATCAAACAAAACAGCACACTCCATCATTACCCTTAAAGCTTCAAGAGTCATAGGTTCTTTAGTCCCTAATAATTTAAAAGCATTTTCAGCTACTTTATCTGTATTATTTCCTTGGTTAGATATCATAACTCTTTCAGGAATAGGCACTCCTATATATGAACTCATCTGTAGTTTATCATTTCCCCAGCAGACCAAAGCTTCTGGTCACATATTCTAACATCTTCATCTGGAGTATCTTTTTTATGTTTATCAATAGCTTTAGTTAAGCATTCAATTTTTGATTCAAGCAATCTAAACTGATGCTTAGTTATTGCTTTGTTTAGTTTAGGATCTTTATTTGGCATATCATCTAAGTTGAAATAACCTATTGTAGGTATATTATCTATCATGTTATTACTCTAATATTGTTTTTTTTGTTTTTATTCATAGCAATACTTCCTGTCATTACTTCATATATTCTTGAAGCGGTAACATCACTTGTATTTTTTATATTAGATTCAATATAAATTCTAATTTCTTTTATACTCATTTCTGATTCTTTAGACATCTTACTAAAAAGAAAGGGGAGATATTTCTACCTCCCCTCCCCATACTCCTCAACCAAAGAAGTACAACCATTAATAACAACTAACCGCATTAAAAAACGGGTTCCTCAACGCCCCCGTCTTTTGAAACTCCAGATAGAAGTCCCAAATTACCTACAAGCTTTAGGCCAGCCTTTGTAGTACCGTCCTTAGCTTCATACGTTCTACACTCTACTTCTCCAGATGCAAACACTGGAGTTCCTTCTTTAAGATTTAGAACTAGATTAACTGCCCTTTCTCCAAAACTAAGCACATCCCAGTATGTAGAGAAAGTTGTACCATCTCCTTTAGGTGATGGTTTTTCTGTTTTTATTGTAGCAGTAAGAAATTCACTGCCTGTCTTTGCTGATTTACGGACGACTGCGTCACGTACCAATGTCCCTGCTATTGCACAACTATTCATAAGTAATGGTATATATGTTTCTGCTGATTTTACTATATATGCTCTAACTTTACTTAAAGCATAAATTTCTATTTGCTGTACCCTCTGTCTGGAGATACCCATAATTTCTGCAACCTGAGATTGAGTCTTCAAGGTATTCTCCTCTAGAACATCTCTGTTTGATTTCCCGTAGTTGTCCATTAGGATTGCACGGTTCCTCATTATGAAAATACATTTGATGCATATTGGTACAGATATTTCTAGCGGTGAGTAGTACGTTTCATGACATGATTCACATCTGTAAATGCTACCATGTCCGTCACCAGAACGTATCAAATAGCGACTCACGTTGCAAGAATTAAATACATAGTTCCACAAATTGCAACATATAAATTATATTAGACTCATTACAGTTAGTGTAAAGCTACCCAAGAATTACTGAAGTAAGCGTTTAATTTTTAAGGTAAAGCTTATTAAAGTTAATGTGAAGTAAGCTTCCGGTTAGAGGAGGGGCGAAAGGCACAAGACTCCCCCTGAAGGAGGAGTAAGGCCAGCTTCCGGCATAGTTTCGGTAAGCGTTAAGGCGACACCCTTGCGTAGCTGGAACTAGCGGATTCCGGTCAGTCTGTAAATCCGTAAACAAGGTACTCTGGTCTTGCGACCACTGGCGGTTCCCTTCTTAATAAGGGAGCATCGGTTGAGGAGTTTGACAAGTTATTGGTATTAACAGTTTTCTGCAACTTAGCCCCTTATTCAGGTAGCCCCTCCAACTTGCTGGCGCGTCGGTTCCATGCGCCAGAAAATATGTAGACAGAACAATAGCAAGACTAGTTGACACTTGTCAAACAGATAGAGCATACTTAATCCATACAGTGTGCAGCAAGAAATATTTGTAATACAAAAAGACGATAAATGGTGGGTAATGACAAAGAATCCAGCAATGAAGGAACTGACTCCAGCAGGGCAAAGATTAATAAAAATGCAGTTTCCGATTGTCTTGAAGGTGGTTCATCCGACAAAAGAGGAGGCAGAGAAGGAAGCGGAGTGGCTAAGGGATCACTTAGTAAACTGGAAAAAGAAACAAGGAAAGAAAGTAAGGAGAAAACGACAGACTTTGTAAATTTTGTTGTTCAGAGAGTTGGAGGTAAAGCTAGTGTTTTCCAAGCGGTTTGGGCGGCAATGATACAAGAAGCCCCTGCGTACCTTCTTGACGCACATAAACCTATTAAGCTTGGATTTGGTGAGTTGTATGCAGTTCCTTATAGGGCTAATTGGAGGGAAATAATGTTAGCTAAGTTTCCTAGGCTTGCTTCTGCTTTAAAGAAAACGCCTAATCCTTTAATTGAGCCATTTTTAATAAATGTTGGTTGGGACTCGGAGCTATTTAATTCTGACTTAATAGAAATGAAAGATGGAGATAAACACCACGGATGGTGTATAGCTTTCGCACCTAACGACCAATGGTTAAAATTAGTAAAAGCATATGAGAAAGATCAGCGTAAATCATTAGGGGCGTACAAATATGCAACCAGATTTACTCAGCTTGTCAGGAAGTTCTCTAAAAGGATATTAAAGTATTTTCTTAATCATGTTACGCAAACGACTATTCCGGCTGCGGCTGTTCGTCACGGCAGCAACACAAGCGGCGATTATCTTGTGCCGCACATCCCAAAAGGGAAAGTGCGTCCAACGGCTCCTAAAGTCGGCTCTACATATGTTGTCGGTGATACTAGTAAAGAAGAAATTGAAGAAAGGGAGGAGGGGGCTTTATATGGCTCGTTTAAGGAAGTGCCACCGATGCCCATTATTCCATCCAGTCTTAAAGACTTGTGGGAGCGCGGAGAGCGGGACGGCAAGTGAAAGCCCAATGGGGTGTCTTTGTTGGATGCCTTTAAAAGCAAAGTACCCAGCAGATTGCTGGTTAAGAGAAAATGAAGATAACATCGGCCCAATCGCCAGAGAGTACGGATGGGGAGACCATATCCGAAGAAACTGAAACATTATCCTGTGACAGTATAGCAGAGGTAGGGAAAGCTAGTGCTGACTCACCTAAGCTTACTGCAAAAGAAGTTGATGATGCAGCTAAAGAACTTGGCCTTTCAAGGATCGGGGATAAGACAGTTAAGGCTTTACGCGATGTCGGGATAGCTGCGGAGCAACATGGCGCAATCAAAGTTGCACTTGGTAGGGTTTTAGTTTCAGATGATAGGCTAGATAGGTTAATGGAGGTCGCCCTTGATGTAGCTCAAGATTCTGAAGATGATGAGGTTAAAATTAAAGCCGCAATGGCTGGAACAGGGTTAGCTAATCAGATTAGCAGGAATGCAGAATTGATATACAAAATGGCTAACCAGAAAATGATTGAGCAAACCGGAGATCAAAGAAAATTCCAAAGCTTTGGCCCTGAGCATGTTGTAGTTCCTGTTCAGAACAATGTTCAAGTGAATGTTCCAGACCCAGAACAGTAGTCAAAACCTATAGTAAAATGTTATTGTCCTTCTTGAGATGTCTACTCAAGCATTCAATAACGCGATCTTTAAAGAGAACCCTTTGACTGGATCAAAAAGGGGCCACATTGAAGTTATTCAGTCTGGAATAGATCGCCACAGTGTATCTTCGGTTTCAAAAAACGCATTAAAAAACATTCTCGGTATAGAAGGCGATGCTGTTGGAACCCTTAACACCCAAGAACTATTTAATAAAACAACTGATGGAGGATTTTTCTAATGAGTAATACAATTAAAATTAAGCGTAGCACTGGATCATCTGCGCCAAACCCAAATTTAAGGCAAGGTGAGATAGCTTATGCTGAAGGCAGTAAAGCTTTGTATATAGGTGCTGGAACCGAGGGTGGTGCGCCTAATTACTCTGCTAGTTCAATGCACATTATTGGTGGAGCAATTAATAACCTAATTGCTCCTACTGGTAGTTTGTCTATGAACAGCCAGAAAATTACCAATCTTGCTGCTCCTACAAATACTTTAGACGCTGCCAATAAACAATATGTGGATTCTCATGCACAAGGATTAGATATAAAAGAATCAGTGCGAGTTGCCACAACAGCAGCAATGCCTAGTGGGTTCCCTGCTAGTTATGGAGGGTCAACAAGTGGAGGGCAAAATGTAATTGATGGTGTAACTCTAGCTGAAGGGGATCGTGTTTTAGTTAAGTCACAAGCCTCTAATGATGCGGCATCAGCAGGGAATGGTATTTATGTTTACACTACGTCAGGACATAACTTTTCAAGGGCAACTGACTTTAATGAGAACGATGAGGTAACTGCAAATGCTTTTGTGTTTGTTGAGGAGGGTACTGTAAATGCTGATAATGGATTTGTTTTAACAACCAACAATGTAATTACAATTGGAACCACTGCTATTCAGTTTACCCAATTTTCTGGGGCTGGTCAGATAGTTGCTGGAAATGGGATTAGTAAGAGTGGTAATACTTTAAATGCAGCTTTAACCACAAACGGTGGCTTAGAGATTCACAATACACAGATGCGTGTCAACTTAGGTGCGTCATCTATAAACGGAACCCTTCCAATAACAAAAGGTGGTACTGGTGCTACACAAGTTAGCGGGGCTAGAACTGCTCTTGGCTTAACAATAGGTGGAGATGTTCAAGCTTATGATGCTGACTTAAACACTATAGCTGGTTTTGGGCATACTTCTTCAGGTACAAATTCATACGGAATTCTTGAATCAAACGGAAGCACCTGGGTAAAAACAAAAGAACCAGCAAACCTAACAATAGATTGTGGAACATATTCGTAACAGATGGCTAACACAATTCAGATTAAGCGCAATACCAGCGGCGCACCTAGTAGCTTAGACGCTGGCGAGTTAGCAGTTAATCTCACAGATAAAAAGCTCTGGGTCGGCAATGCTGCTGGCAATGGTGTCCTGCATTTAAACGATCATCTTCCTCTCGCTGGCGGCACAATCACGGGTGCGTTAGCTCTTAGCACCAACACAACTCCTAGTACCGCTGGAGGCGAAGCGTTTCTTTATAAACACGCATCTAACGGAACAGTATTAAGCGGCTACAACGCTAGTATTGAAACTGGCAGTGCTGGGTCAAGGGCAGTGCGTCTTTCTGTCGGAAATACTGGAACAGTAACAATCGGTAACAACCTAACCGTAGCAGGAAGCTGCACCTTTGCCGCACTGTCTGGAACCACTGCTGGATTTAGTGGTAAAGCAACAATCAACGGTGCAGACAATAATGGCGGCACAGCAGATTTCTCAGTAGCAACAGGAGGAGGTACTCCTCAGATTAGCTGGAGATCAAACGGTCAGGTTCAGATTGGTTCCACTGATATGAACTGGAACTCCAAAATCGTTTACGATGGAGCAACCAGATTTTACACATGGGCTAATGATATAGTTATTGGAGCGGGATACAACAGTAGTGGAGCGACAACGAGTTACGATATTGCTTTATATGCTGCTACATCTCATCACACCCCTGCTGAATATTTAAGATGCGATGGTTCTGCTGGACAAGTTGTTTTAAGTAAACCATTAAAAGTTAACAATAATGTCTACATTGACAACACTACCTACATTGACGTTCCAACTAACTCAGGAACTTCATCAGCTTTAATTTGGAGAAGACTAGATCATACTATAGTCGGACGCATTGTTGCTGACGCATCTAATTTAAAAACTCAATTCTGGGACAACAATAGTGCGGTGATGACTATCGGAAGTGATTCGGTAGGCATAGGAAGCACAGCACCGAATAAAACCCTTTCTGTAGTTTACGCACGGACAGATACAAATGTAACAGAAGACGGTTTAAGTGGCGGTGCTGCTGGCAAGGGGTTGATGATTTACAACTCCGCTGAGGCTGACAATGTTTATGCTAATTTAGATTTCCGAGCTAGGAATGCTGATGGAAGAATAGCCTACCAGTACACTAACGCTACTAACAAAGGCGATTTCCATTTCATAACAGATAACACTGGTTCGCCAGCGGTTAAAATGACGCTGAAAAACGAAGGTCATTTATCACTAACCTCTACTAATGCAGCGGCACAGTTAACAATTACACCAACGGGAACCAACGCAGATGGACGCATTAACATTATTCCACCGGGATCTGGCAGAGCTATTTTCCAGTATGGTGGAACAGAGCGGATTAGTTATAACGCAGCTGGTGTAACTCTCACTGGTACTGTGACGTGTGATTCATCTATTGATTTACAAGACAACGACAAGTTGCTGTTAGGCTCTGGCAATGATTTAGAAATTTACCATGATGGTTCTAATAGCTATATCACTGACACTGGAACTGGAGATTTAATTATTGAAGCCAGTGATGATTTAATTTTAAAGGCAACAGACTCCAACGAATTACTTAGGTGTAATGCTAATTCTAGTGTTGATTTGTACCACAACGGTACTGTCAAGTTAAAGACTGCCTCAAACAGTGTAGATGTTTATGACCATTTTCGTCCCTACAATAATAAC